ATGCGAAAGAAAGTATTAAAAGAAATCTTGGAGTTATGTGAAAAAGTAGGAACGCTTGACGAATTAAAAGAGGCGTTGAACAACCTTGAATATGGTGAGGATGTTGACGGAAAGACGGTTAAAATCCGTATGTATAAGGACGGAAATGGGCAAGTAAAAACGGAAATCCTTTCCATATGCGATTATCGAGATACTGAAAATATGACCATTGAGGAATTGGAAGAATATTATAGGGAACTTGAAGAGCAGTACGATGATATGGAAAGCGAAGAACCCGACGATTCCGAAAGTGAGGAATATGAAGAATGGGAAGAAAATCTTGAAGAAATCGAAGATGAGATGGACACGGTAAGGGAAAAAATTGAAGAATTGAAGGGGAGTTCAACAGAAGAATGAAAGTGTTAAATGGGACGGAAAAATTAATGCAAAACGGGAAAGAATTGCCCATACCCATTATAGAGTTTTGGGCGTGGAATTCTTCCGACCTTTTAAATAATACCTTACGCGGTGCATACGCCGAATACCTTGTTTCCAAGGCTCTTGAGCTTAATCTGTCGGAGTCAAGGATTGATTGGGATGCCTATGATGTAAAATACGGCAATGTAAGAATTGAAGTGAAAAGTTCTGCTTATTTGCAGGCGTGGGAGCAGAATAAACCAACGTCAATTCGTTTTAGTATTGCACCCGCACAAGCGTGGTCATCAAGTACATGGTATGATGGAAAGTCAATAAGACACTCTGATTTTTACGTATTTTGCTTATTTGCTTGCAAAGAAAGAGAAAAGGCAAATCCATTAAATCTCGACCAATGGGATTTTTATGTGTTACCAACCCAGGTTTTAGACCAGAAATGCGGTGTGCAAAAATCAATTGCTTTTTCCGCTTTATTGAAGTTGGGGGCTGTTAAGTGCCATTATGAAGAAATTAAGGCTTATATTGATAATCAATCAAGGATTTTAGGAGTGAAAAAATGAGGAAGGACATTACAAGTATGCCTCTTGGCGAGGCGTTGATGTATGTGCGCAAGTCGCACAAAGAATATAGTTCGAGAGAAAAATTATCGCAAGTAACCGGTGTTAGTAAATGGATGTTAACACGTTATGAAAGAGAAGGATATCTGCCACCTATGTCCGAGTGGAATAGAATATGCGATGCACTTGGGAACGAGGAATTGAGAAAAATGGGGAAAGAAATTATAGAGTATAAACGGACACACCCAGATGTGTATATTTGCTTTTCCGACGATACTGTTTGTTGGAAATGTCGCAATAAAATGTGTTCCGTTTATGGACTGATTGATGGGAATCCAATCTCGCCCGATTTTTTTAACGAAGAAATGGTACGAGTTTCGCGCGAAAAGGGCGTTGTATTGACTGAACGCAGAAGTGGTGTTACGGGCGAAACGCACCTTGTTAATACTTGTCCGCATTGCGGTGCTTTCATTGGAGAGTTTTATTTACACGACCTTTGGTATGGGGAAAAGGAACGAATCCCCGTGACCGATGTGACGGAGTTTATTCAAGAAGAGGATTAAACTGTATTTGAGTGGTGTATTAGGGATTATATTTATGGACAAGAAACTGAAAAATATAGAAAGTCCTACTATTAAACGGACGATATTACTGGATTGCTTTATGACGAAGAATATATCGCTTGATACACAGTACAGGATTGCCTTGCTTATAAACCAATCAAGCAATCGAGAGCAAAAAGCGGAAGAAATGACAAGGATAGTGGAATCAGCGAAATCGGAAACGGAAATCTTGGCAATGATTAAAACAATGGAGTGAAAAGACATTGGAGGGAGGAATTTATGAATAATTTTTCTTTTGCGATTGATAAATTCGGCATAGGCTGTATGATATGGCGTATGCAACTTGGGGAGAATAAATTTGAGCTTAATCCCACCAATCTGTTCAGTGATGACATTCAACACCTACTTTGGGCTGTTCTTGGTTTTCATCCAGATTACGACGATGCAATTTGGTTTATGGCTGGGGAACGTCAAGACGAACATGTTCCGTGCGAGAAAATTGAAATTGACGAAGAGGGGAGTACCGCCGTTTGGTCGATTTCTATAAACGAAGAAAAAAGCACCAAGCAGGAACGAATTTTACATATGCATATTTTCCACGACTTGAATATTTCGCAGCATACGTATGAGGCGGATGTGCCTTATTATGAGTTTGCCGAAGAAGTAATGAAGGTCATCGATGTTTTCATTCGCAGTTTAGGTTTAACGAATTATTATAAAGAATGGGGACGTCCGTTTCCGTTAACGGATTATGTTAACGCAAAAGCAATACTCATGCGGAAGAAACCAGAGTGCTTGGAAGATGAAATTTTACTCCTTGAACGACCGTTTTATATTGCTTTTATGGATGAACCCATCCGTAAAATTACAATAGAGTCCGATAATGTTTGTTATGGCCCAATGCCAGAAATTGATGAAATAACACACCAAAGGCTGACGATATCCACCAAGGGAAGAGTAGACATCACGACGAAGACTTATGCAGGTACGGTTGTGGAAAAGAAACATTTCTATATGAATAAGTTTGATACCAAGGAACTCGTGCAGGACTTGGTTGACTATTTCCAAGAACGACCGTTGATAACGTATGCAACGGATGTCGGCTCGTGGGATCTAACGATTGAAAGTGAGTCTGGCAAAAAATACGTTTTTAATGGCGCTCTTATCGTAGATGAAGATGATTTCTTTTCCGAATATTCCATCAAAGTTCGCAAATATTTAAGGCGAAGGGACTTGTTTGTTTTTGACGGGCAAGACCAAACGGGGCTTATTTTCTTGTCCTGCGAATTTGAAGGAGGAAGCAAATCGTATTATTATCGAACTGACGATGAAACAATTGATATTGGGGATTATGTTCGTGTTCCAGTTGGCGAGAACGGTCGAACGGCGATTGTTGAAGTGGTTGATATTGATTACTTCGAGGAAGATGAAGTGCCTATGCCATTGGAAAAGGTAAAGGTTGTCATTGAGAAAGTCGACGAATTTGGAGTTTATCCCGAAGATGAGGAGGATGAGTAATGAAAAATCTTCAGACCCGTTTTATAAACGCTTTAACGAAAAATCCGCCTAATTATAAAACGGCTCTTGAAATATTGTCTCAAGGGCTTGATATCAATGCACCTTGTGAAGACGATGAAGAGGAAAATCTTCTTTCTTCGATGTTGCTCGGCTTTGGACAGACAGAAGAAACAATGGGGAATGAAAGCCTTCAAAGAATCGTTAATGCATACCTGGTTGATGTTATCAATTTTATGCTTAAAAATGGGTTTGATTTGTCGAAGGACGGGGGCAGGTATGGAGCAATGTGTCTTAATAACCTTACCTTTTGTACGCACGATGAGAATATTGTTTACGCAGCGAAGTTGCTTTTAGATAACGGTGCGAAGAACATCGAATTTGAAAAAGGCGAATCGCCTCTTTACACAATCGGAGGAGAGGCGAGTTTCTTAACGGTTTGCGAAGAAGACCATCATACGGGGAATATTTTTGACGCATTGTACGAAATCGTGGAGTATGCCGACCAAGGGAAGGACTATCATAATATAGACATCTATTTTGAGGCAAAAAATAAAATCGTTCAAAAAGTTCTATTGAAAAAAGACGACCGTGGGATTTTTGATTTGAATTATGATGAATCAAACCATAAAAATTGCTTTGTTTCAAGAATTTACTTTGACCTCGGAGACTTGTATCTTTCGGTTGATAAATGGGCAGGATTAATCTGCTATAAAAAAATCGAGGATGAAGTTGTTGATATTTCCTCGTTATTTGAAGGGTATATTGGAAACAGGATAGTCGACTTTGAATTTGACCATTTCAAAATTTATAAGCAAGTAGCAAAGAACGGGAAGGATATTCCCACCAGCTATGGACAGACGATTGCTAAAATTATAATGGAAGACGGCTCGTGGGTTATTTTTACCGATAATCACGGGGAAAAACAAGACGATTATGTAGGATATTTCACTTTGGGGAAGGACGATAAAATGGGTAAAAAAGAAGAGTTAACACAGGAAGAAAAGGATTTAATTGGATTAATGTTGGAAATGGGCTTTGAAAAAGATGACGTTTTCGCTGTGTGTGCTTTTTCACAAGAAACGGAAGTTCGTAAAAAATTGCTTAAGTATTTGCTTTTCAAAGGAAAATATGCAACGGTTTCTGATGCGCTCAACTATAGCGACATGGTGGAGCGTGCAATGGGAGCGAGATATCAGTATCTTCCCCAGAACCTTTTCGTTCAGTTTATTCGAGAAACAACGGATGAGCTTAATCAAGGGGACTATTATCAAGTTGATACGGTGTACGGTTTGAAAGATGTCGTTTATTTGATGATGAACGAAAAAGATGAAATGAAGGAGTATTCTGCAAGCGATTTTATTCGTTTAAGACCTTCGTTAATCACGTACACGGGTATTCCCGACGATAATGGCGGGGAAACGCAAGTAACCGAAGGATACGAGCTTGGCAAGGAGTATCGTGTGGTAGGGGAACATGGAAATGATTATGTTTTAGAGGACGGTCGTGTTGTTCCCTTCTTTGAAACGGATGAAATCGAGTTCGTTCCTGCAGAACCAATCATTAAGAAACCGATTCCGCACGACATACTTCTCTATATGCTGCGACAAGTGCTTGAATTTGGTGATATGCACCGCATTTATGAACGTATGACGGACGAGACAGAGTTCGTGTCAAAAGCAAAGGATTTAACGATTATAGGGAGGGATAAAATTCTCGATTATATCGAAGAAATCTCGAAAAATCGTGTTGAACAGGATGCTTTTTCCGATGTCGTGGTAGCCACAGTCACGGAAGACGATAATAATGGTCATAAAGCAGGGGAACGCTTTTTGATGTTGTTCCACGACGATGACACCCGTAGTTCCGCTTTTTTGTATGATGACGGAACTTTTATCACGAAAATCGTTCTTGACGATTATTGGCCCGCTTACCAATGTGATGAGGCTAAAATTAACGAACTCGGCAAAGAATAATCCCCCGCGAAGTACCGTTATGTGCTTGAAAAAAGTGGTAAAAGAAACCATAATATTGACACGAAAAATGTCGGTATTATTTTCACAATGAGGGTATTATCCGTTTACTTTAATTTTATAGCATAAAAGTAGGTTTGCCAGGGTGTTTTTCTTTCCTGCAAGCCTTTTTTGTTTTTAGTCGTAAATATAAATCATTCACTTTATATCCCTTTTGTTCAATTGTTGGTATTTTTTCTCGTGGATTTTTTGGGGTTAAAAGCATGAAACAAAATAAAACACTATGAAAACACTATAAAACCATATAAAACACTTGATTTTTTTTGTTGGTAATGCTATAATAAAATTACATAATTTTAATTTATTTCGAGAGGTATTAAAATGGCAGAACAAGTAGCAGAAAATTGGATTAGTATTGCTGAGGCTGCTGCACATCTTGGCGTTAAGGTTGACACTATCCGTGCGTGGATTAAAAAGACAGATATTCCAGCTCACAAAATCGGTAAACTGTGGAAGTTTAAAATTTCCGAATTGGACAAATGGGTTAGTAGCGGACACGCCGCAATTTAAAAAGAAACGGAGAAAAACATGAAAGGTTTATCGTTATTTGCCAATGCTGGAATCGCCGAAACTTTCTTAGCTGATGTCGGCGTTGATATAGTGGTTGCTAACGAATTATTAGAGGAAAGAGCTGATTTTTATCGTCATTTATATCCGTCATGTGATATGATTCAAGGCGATATTACCAATTCTATTATTTTCAATAAAGTAATTACAAAATCAAAAGAACTTGGGGTTGAGTTTATAATTGCAACTCCACCTTGTCAAGGTATGAGTTATGCAGGACACAAAGACCCTAACGATGTTAGAAATGCGTTAATAACCTATGTTTTTGACGCAATTAGACAGCTGAATCCTAAGTATGTGCTTATCGAAAATGTTGTACCTCAATTGCAAACACCCGTAACATACGAGGGGAAAACAATGCTGATTCCAGATATGATTGATTATTTATTTGCGAGTAAGTACCAAATCAATAAGAATCATGTGCTGAATGTTGAAAATTTGGGTGTGCCTCAGAGCAGAAAAAGAGCTTTGTTTTTAATGGTTGATAAGTCGCTTAATCAGATATGGGAAATCCCCCAAGGCGATGGCACTATTGTTACATTGAGAGAAGCTATAGGTGATTTGCCTTCTCTCGATCCACCTATAAAAGAAAAAGGAATGACAGAAAAGATTTTTCCTAATTATGAAGAAAAAAAGAAGAGGGGGCTTGCCGTTTCAAAATGGCATATAGCTCGTCCACATGTTTGGCGAAATGTTGAGGTTATGATGCATACTCCAACTGGGAAATCTGCGAAAGAAAATCCCATTTATTATCCGAAAAATAGAGACGGTCAAATGGTGGGTGGCTCTTGTTGTGCGTATAAGAGAATGGACTGGGATAAACCCGCCCCCACTGTGACCACCTACAATCATACAATTTCATCTTTTCATAATGTTCATCCTGGTCATTTGGATGAAAAAACAGGATTGTATACCGATGCTAGAGTGTTGACTATTTTTGAATTGATGCGCGTAACTTCTTTGCCTGACGATTGGAATATTCCTGATTGGGCAAGTGAAAACTTGGTTAGAACAGTCATTGGTGAAGGTATCCCCCCGTTGGCAATAAAAAAGGTTGTAGCAGAGTTGGCTATTGTGAGAGAGGGGAAAAGATGATTAAAGGTATATCTTTATTTTCAAATGTTGGCATAGCCGAAACTTATTTAAAAGAAGTAGGCATTGACATTGTTTTAGCCAATGAATTACTTGAAAAAAGAGCACTCTTTTATAAGCATCTTTACCCAGAGTGTGAGGTTGTAAATGGAGACATTACAGACCCTGCTATTTTTGATAGTATTATTTCCAAGGCAAAAGAATTACAGGTTGAATTTCTTATTGCTACGCCTCCCTGTCAGGGGATGAGCATTGCTGGACTGATGAATCCCTACGATGAAAGAAATAGCCTCGTAAAATATGCTATCGACGCTATCGAGATGATTCAGCCCAAATTTGTCTTGTTAGAAAATGTCCCTAGACAAATGGTTACGCCTATTTTTTATCAAGGTGAGGAGTTGTTAATCCCCGAATATATTATACGGAGATTGTCTAATTCGTACAATATTTGTATAGAGCCTCACATAAATGCAGCGGATTATGGTGTTCCACAAAGAAGAGAACGGGCCATTCTTTTAATGACTCGTAAAGATTGTAAAGAAATTTGGACATTCCCTGAAAAAGAAAACTCACACATAACGCTTGAAGTGGCATTTAAGGGTATACCTGACCTTTGGCCCGTAGTTAGAGATGCTGATTATGTGAGTGTATTGCCTGCGAACTCAAAGGAAGCGCTTTCTTTTCATAAGTGGCATGTCCCTCCCACACATTCATGGAGACACGTGTTATGTATGCTTTATACGCCGACAGGCAATACTGCTTTTGATAATGAATATTACTATCCCCGCAACAAAGATGGTTCGCGCATAAAGGGATATGATACAACTTATCATAGAATGTTTTGGGATAAACCTGCTCCAACAATAACTAGACACAATAGTGTAATAGGTTCGCAGAATAATGTTCATCCTGGTAGACCTTGGAAAAAGGATTCAGACGGAAATATGATGTATACGAATCCTAGAGTATTAACTATTTACGAACTGATGGTTGCAAGCTCTTTGCCCACAGATTGGAATATACCCGAATGGGCATCGCATGAGCTTATAAGACAAGTTATCGGTGAGGGTATTCCCCCACTGTTGATTAAAAAAATTGTACAAAGGTTGGGTATAATGAATGGCACGAAATAATATGAAAATTAATTTTCCCACAAATGTGGTTAACCCTATAACATATGCGACATATATGCAGATAATCGATTCTCAACCTGGTGGACAAGTAGATGCTGCGTATGCAGGCAATACCTTGTTCCCCACAATGAAAAATGGCAAAGATGGGGCAGGAAAAAAAGATACTCATACCATCGGAGTGTTGATTGACTATGGATTAGCGCAATATGTTGATGATAAAAAGAAAATTGTTGCATTGACGCACTTTGGGAAACGCTTTCTAGAGGTGTTTAAAAAAAGTTCTGATGAAGATTCTGGGCGGATGGAGAGAAAAACAGATGTAGACATTAACTATAATGCTTTAATGTTGGAAATCCTCCTTAACTGGAAAGAAGCCGTTGGTGATAAAATTTTTTATCCAGGAGCTTTAATCATTCGTCTTTTAATGGATGAACGTATGGAGTATAAATTTAATGCTTACGAATGGGAATTTATATGTGAAAACGTAAAATTCATAGAAACAAGTAACTATGATAAATTGGTAAGTGATGTTATTGAATTTAGAAAAAGCGGTCAAACCATTGATTTGAAGAAAGCGCATGACTTTTGTAACTCTTTGGCAAATTCCTGGGCGTTATTGATTAAGAATGATGAAAAGTTTTATCTATTAAGAGAACTTACCAAAGAAAATATAAGAGACTGGCAAGCTAATAATAGGGATTTGGTTTATACAATGGGTACTATTTCCACACTGCGTGATAAAAATGTGCTACCCGAATCTTCGGATGTTTTTACTTTAATAAAGGAAAGATACAATACTGGTGATTATCCTCATCAAGACATAAAGGAATTAGAAAAAATATATTCAAACTTTAATGCATTATATGGCAAGGAGACCTTAAAGGCCCTTAAAGGCAAAGAACTCTTATACCGTATTTTTGGCACCAAGGCTCAAGATAATCTTTCTTTGACATATATAATTGAACGTGGGAAGGAATATGCTGACTTTGGTTCATGTAGGGGTGCGTATGGTTGGGCTAACGTCTTAACTTGCTTTCAAGGTAATCAATGGCAGTATTGTACTAGCGCATCGGATATAACAAATATTACCGAAGATGAGGCTATTGAAAAAGCAGAATTACTTATCAAAGCACTTGTGCGTTCCCTTGAAGTTATCGAGGAATACGAGGCTAAAAACAAGTTGTCGACCGTCGATGGGTACATTGAATTGGATGAAGAGTTAAAAAAGGTTTTAGGTGACCTTTATAACAAGCCGCGATTTAAGAAGCATTTAGCAATTCTGTATCCCCATCTTTTTATGAATATGTTTGACTATATTCTAAAAAAAGACGGTTGGCTGAATAGAATATTTAGCACCTTGCAACTTGAATTATCAGGCAATTGGTATACACAAAGCGGCAGATTTTCTGTTTTAGCAAAGGAATTAGGTATCCCCAATTTGGATTTATATCTTATTGTTAAAGCGTTGCTTGAAGAATCAGGTGAGGTTGAGGATGAGGTCGTAGGAGACGAAGACGATATGTTGGTGGATTATAAGGAAAACGAGAAAAGATTTAGAGAATGGATGGCTACACAAACCTCTCAGTCAGGAACATTGTGCAAGCCTGGTACGATTAGCAACAATTGTAGTGCCTTGAATAAGGTTTGCTCTATGATGGAAATTATCGAATACCCTGAGTTGGAGTCTATTTTCCAAATCGTTGATATTGATACTTTCAACGAAGTAAAAGGTATCATTAAGAGTCACCCCGATTACGAAGACGTGGACAAGGCTTGCAACAATAGATATTTGTCTTCGGGATTGAAGTGGTATGCTAAATATCTCGATGAGCTTTTTGTGACAAAAGCGGTAGGAGAGGAGATTAAGGCAGACCCCTATGATAAAGCAAAGTTCCTTGCAGATGTATTTATGAGTCCAGAACAATATGACCAATTAAAGCGACTTCTTTTCTATAAGAAAAATGTGATTTTGCAAGGTGCGCCAGGCGTTGGTAAAACGTATTTAGCAAGAAAACTTGCCCACTCTATTATCGGCAAAAAAGACGATAGATACATTGAAATGGTGCAATTCCATCAAAATTATAGCTACGAAGATTTTATTATGGGTTATAAGCCTGTAGAGGATGGATTTGAACTTACAACGGGTGTTTTTTATAATTTCTGCAGGAAAGCTGAAGCTGAACCCGCAAGCAAATTCTTCTTTATTATCGATGAAATTAACAGAGGTAACCTTAGCAAAATTTTCGGGGAGCTTATGATGCTTATAGAAAGCGATAAGCGTGGTGCGAACAACAAGTTAAAACTTGCGTATAAAAACGAACTCTTTAGTGTTCCCGAAAATCTCTATATCATTGGTATGATGAATACAGCTGATAGAAGTTTGGCTATGATGGACTATGCATTGAGAAGAAGATTCTCTTTCTTTGATGTTGTTCCTGCTTTTGGCAACGAATCGTTCAAGCAATATCTTTTGAAAAACATAGGTGTTTCCGTTGTCAATAAAGTTATTAGCCGTTTTAAGGAACTCAATGACAAAATTGCAGATGAAAGCACTTCAAATCTTGGTAAAGGCTATTGTATAGGTCATAGTTATTTTTGTATCGAACCCGTGGATGGTCAATCGGACGAAGAATGGTATAGTTCTATTATTGAATACGAAATTGCTCCCTTGCTTTATGAGTATTGGTGGGATGATAAGGATAAAGCCGATGAGTGCATTAAGGCATTAAAGGCATAAAAGGAAGATGGTTATGAGCAACATAAAGACACCAATTCCCATAAAGAATTTGTTTTATATGCTTTGCTATGCTTGGGATATTCTTGCTATTAAGGATGATATACTTGTAGATTCCGATGATTTTGATGATGCGTATAATCTTTTGGCACGTGTTTTTTCGCACGGCATTGGTAAGATAATTCGGTCTGGTTTTCATCGTTCATACATATCAAAGGAAGAAGAATTATCAACAGTTAGAGGAAAAATCAATATTCAAGAAAGCATTAACAGGCTTTCTATGCATCGAAAACAGTTGATGTGTTCATATGATGAGTATTCTACTGATGATATTTTCAACAAAATCCTAAATTATACTATCGCAGCATTAATTAAGAATCCAAATGTAGATATTTCTATTAAACGACAATTGAAAAAACAAAAAATGTTCTTTGTTGGGATTGGCGAAACACCGCCCACAAAAGCAAATAGGAAAAAGATTAGTTTTAATAGAAATAATGTCATTTATAAAATGCTTATACGTGTTGCTATAATGATATATGACAATACCACCGTAAGCGAAGAGGACGGCAAGGAAATATTCAAAGACTTCTTTAGAGAAGAGCAAATGCAAAAAGTATATGAAACTTTTTTGCTAAATTTTTATGCGATGCACCTTGATAAAAATATATACCGTGTACATGCCCCTAAATTTACCTGGATAAAATCAGAGGTTGAGGATATTTGGGATGAATATGAGGATGCCGATAGTTATATGCCAGAATTACGAAGTGATATTGTAATAGAAAACAAACAAAAAGACATACAGTTTATCATTGATGCTAAATATTATAAAGAGGCTCTGGTTAAATCCCACCATAGCAATGCGAAAAAATTTAGAAGAGACCACATCTCTCAAGTAATGACTTATATGATTAATAGCACTTATTCAGGGACAAAGCGTGGTGCTCTGTTATATCCTACCGTTTGTGACGTGCTTGATGGCAAACAAAATATTGCAACTGGTATGGTGTTTTTCAAGAGTGTAAATCTTGATACAGCTTGGCGAAATATAGAGAGTCAGTTGCTTGCTTTTGCAAGAATAGCTGATCAATAATTTAATTAAGGGGGATAAGTTATGGCTAAAAAATACAAGGACTTAAAGGCATACTTGAACGATGCTTATTATGACTTGTTATGCTCTGCCATAGAAAATGAAATACTGCGAAAGCAAAAAGCCTATAATATATCCTCTTACCGTATTCCGTTCCCTAATTATGAAGACACCTACATCGACAACGTTGCTATTACAAGCCTATATACCGAGGTTAAGCCCGACGATTATGTGCGTATTATTTGTAATGTTTCCAGCGAAGTCACTTTTAAGGGCTTTGCAAATGGCAGACGGCGCAACGATGTAGATGAGGACTCCAAGATTGTTTGGTTGCGAATAATTTTGGGTTGCAGATTTAACGAGGAATTTGAAGCACTCAAGGTTGTAAGCATAAAGCCTTTAGACGAAAAGGAAAAATTCGTGCTTAATCAATCGTCAACACCCACATTTATTCCCTATATGGAAGGGGACTCTCTCGACCAATATGCCACGGAATTCTTAAAAAAATATTGTCACGAAGCTCTTACCACTCCTATGCCTTTGCCAATAAAAAAGGTTATCAGGGCAATGGGGTTAAGGGTGATAGCAGGAACTCCAAAGGACGGCTCTTTCGGACGTTGTTATTTCGTTGATAAAAAAGCAAAAGACAAAGCTGGCAATGAAAAAATCATCCGCAAAGGCACAATAATGTACAACCCTGAAGCTGTTTTCTTTAACGGTATTGGGTGCGCCAATAATACGATAATTCACGAATGCGTGCATTGGGAATATCATCGTAAGTTCTTTGCGTTGATGAAATTGCTCGACCCGTCCATATCAGCTATTCACTGTAAGATGATAGAGGATACAAGAGCCAATCGCGAAAATAGCGATGACTACCATTGGATGGAGTGGCAAGCAAACGCTTTAACACCTAGAATTTTGATGCCCGCCGATATGGTGAAACTCAAATACGAGGAAATCAAGGGTGAGATTATAGCTAGCGGAGTTAAGCACCTTCCCGAAGTATACAAGCAAACCATAAGCAGATTGGCGGACTTCTTCCAGGTAACCGTTACCTCCATAAAAATAAGGTTGTTAGAGCTTGGTTTTAACTATCTAAAAGGTATTTACGATTACGCTGGGCAAACCCCAACAAAGCCGTATTTATACAACCCCAAGAAAATCCAGGCAAACCAAACCTTTGCCGCTGGGTTGAGTGATGTAATAACAAGTGCCAACGATAACAATGACTTAAAAAATTGCTTGGCATTGAGAACCATCGTTTACGCAGGCGGTTTCTTTGTTATTAACAACAAAAAATATACATACAAAGACCCTCTTACGGGTAGACAAGAGCTTACCGACTATGCTTTAGAGCATATGGACGAGTGCTGTCTTGTTTTTGATTGTGAGCCGAAGAAAAAGGTGACTTTCGATGACAGATATTATTCGATGTGTTTCCTCTGCCGTGGGCAGCTGGGGAAAACCCCGTATGCAAAGACCGTAAAAAATAATGACCTCAACAATGGCATTATGCGCCGTTCTATTGAGTTGTGCGATGCTCTCGCAGAAAATGAAGAGGCTTTAGCTCTCGTTGCTCAATTTGAAGACGGCTTTGCCCACAACCTCGGTTTGCTTATGGAACGCTATGGTGTTAGTAATCGTGAATTGAAACGGACAAGCACCATTGATGACCATAAAATTGCTTCTTTCGTTGATGGCTCAAAAGAACCAAGCAGGACGGAGGTCTTGGCTATCATTGCTGCTTTGCAATTATACCCCGTTGTAGCGGAGGCTTTGTTTACGAAAGCAGGGTTCACTTTCAGAGCAACCAAACAAGATCAGGCATACAAATTCCTTATGAACCATTACTACGAAGAAGGGCTTGAAGTGTGGAATCAGAGTTTGCGAGACGAAGGGATGGTGGATTGGCAGCTCCCGTAAAAAAAAGTTGTGCGGAAATTTTTACGCATTTTTCAATTAAATAATTAACGAAACAAGACTCTATGTACTACTTAGAACGCTAAGTAAGTGCAAAGGGTCTTTTTTTATGCCTTTTTGCAGAAAAAACGGTGCGTATTTTTTTACGCAGTCAAAAATTTCATTTTGTTATAATAAAGATGCAGTAAGGAATTGACAAATGCGAAATCTCTCATAAAATATAATTCCCTTTGAAAGGGAAGAAGTCGAATAATATATCTCGTCTCGATATGCATTAAGAGGCAAGCGGATATGACATAGCTCCATACCTCGGACAAGGGGTTAGAGGGTTATGTGTGTACCCTTGTTTTTTCACGCCATTTCGAGGCTGTCTGGGCTTGGGTACTCAACTGGGTGTCCAAGCCTTTTTTATTTCCGCTTTCCGATTATTGCACTTCTTCGACGGGGAAGGAGTCAATTATGAAAATTAAATACAGATTTGCAAATGGCGAAGTCAGCGAAGTTGAAGTTGACGATGAACTCGGTGCTGTTATTACGGCATCCAGAAGGGAAGAGGAAAACTACGAACGCAAAATGCGATATCATTGCCCGTACTCGATAGACAAGCTCGTCTACGAAGGGGAAGATTACGCAGACAAAGAAACACCCTCGCCCGACACGCACGTGGAAAATAAGGAAGAAGGACAGGGTGTACAAGCCTTTCTGGAAACCTTAACGGAAGTGCAAAGACGTCGAGTACATATGCGAATGGATGGAATGACCATCACCGAAATTGCAGAGGCAGAGGGGACAAGTTATATGTCCGTAAAAGAAACCTTTACGCAATTAAAAAAGAAATTTTCAAAATTTTTCAAAAAACACCCTTAAAAACCCCCTTCCTTTTCTCCGTACATTGAAAGGCAACTGAAATGCCCGACAAAGGAGGTACGGAATGGAACACAATCTCAAAATAAGTGTTTCAAAGGAACCAGAGCAAGACGGATTGGTTTCCTGCAAGACGATGTCCCTCAAAGAACGATTGTTCACAAAGCTGTTCGGCAAAAAGCGGAAGGTCGTGATCATTGTTCCTGGGGACTCGATACAGGAAATCAGTATCTGCGAAAAGGCAAGTGAAGGAGGTGATAGGGATGCCACCTAACAACCACGCTGTGCTTTCGGCATCATCTTCCCACCGTTGGTTGAACTGTAACCCTTCGGCTCGGCTTGAGTTAGAGTTCGAGGATAGGACAACGTCGGCGGCATCGGAAGGAACGGCAGCCCACGCTCTTTGCGAACACAAATTGAAACGGCGATTGAAACTGCGAAGTGAACGACCCGTTTCCGTTTGGGACAGCGATGAGATGGAGGCTTGCACGGACGATTATGCGGACTTCGTTATGGAAAACGTGGTGCGAGAACGAAGAAGAGACAAGGACACGCAAGTGTTAATCGAACAGAAACTTGACTTCTCGTGTTTCGTGCCGGACGGGTTTGGAACGGGTGACTGCATTATCGTAAGCAAAGGTCGACTGCACATCATCGACTTCAAATACGGTCAAGGGGTTCTCGTCGAAGCGGAGGATAATCCGCAGATGAAACTCTACGCACTCGGCGCACTTGGACTTTTTGAAGAGAAGTATCAAATCAAAAAGGTCAAGATGACCATCTTCCAACCCAGGCGGGAAAACGTCAGTACGTGGGAGATTACGGTCAACCGCTTGAAGAAGTGGGCGGAAAAAGAACTTAAACCGAAGGCAGAAAAAGCCTTCAAAGGCGAAGGTCAATACTGTCCAGGCGAGTGGTGCTTATTCTGCAAAGCAGCAATCAAATGCAGAGCGAGGGCGGAAGACAAGTTGAAGTTGGCACAAAGCGAGTTCAAACTCCCACCGCTTTTGACCGATGCTGAAATTGAGGATGTGCTGATTAAACTGCCCGACATCAAAAAGTGGGCGGAAGAAATCCAAGCATATGCACTCGCACAGGCACTCGGCGGAAAAGAGTGGGCGGGGTTCAAACTGGTGGAAGGTAGGTCGAACCGAAAGTACGCAAATGAACAGGAAGTAGCAAAGGCAGCAGAAAGGGCAGGATACCACGACATCTACACGAAGTCCCTAATTAGCATCGGCGAAATGGAAAGGCTGATGGGTAAGAAGGAGTTCAATGAAATTCTCGGTGGACTGGTAGTCAAACCCCAAGGTAAACCCACGCTTGTTCCCGATACAGACAAGCGACCGGCACTCATTGTATCGAACGCAAAAAATGACTTTAACGAATTTATAGGAGATTAAAAATTATGGCAAATAGTAAGACAAAAGTGGTAACTGGTGTAGTAAGACTTTCTTATGCGAACGTATGGGAACCTAAAGCGGTAACCGAAGGCGCAAAGGAAAAATATAGCGTTTCTATCATTATCCCCAAATCGGATAAAGAAACGCTTGCAAAAATCAACGCAGCCATTGATGCGGCGATTGAAGAAGGTATCGGCAAGTTCGGCGGTAAGAAACCGAATAAAGCGGCGATTAAAATTCCTCTCCGCGACGGCGATATTGAAAGAGAAGACGACGAAGCGTATGCAAATTCGTACTTCATCAACGCAAACAGCACGACCGCACCCCAAATTGTTGACCTTAAGGTTCAGCCTATTTTGGAACGTAGCGAAGTGTATAGCGGCGTATATGCGAGGGTTTCCATTAACTTCTACGCATTCAATACGAACGGCAATAAGGGCGTAGCTTGCGGACTTGGCAACATCCAAAAGGTAAGAGACGGCGAACCTCTCGGTGGCAAGACCAACGCTGCGGACGAGTTCGAGGCAACGAGCGAAGACGATTTGCTTGGCTGATGAAATACACACGGCAAGGGGTGGTAGCAATACCGCCCTCTTGCTGAAAGGATGGAAGGTATGAAAACATTATCGATTGATATAGAAACTTATTCTTCCGTTGACCTGACAAAGGCTGGTGTTTACCGATACGCGGAGAGCGATGATTTTGAAATCTTGCTCTTTGCGTATTCGGTGGACTACGGCGAAGTGGAAGTTGTCGACATTGCAATGGGCGAGAGGATTCCACTTGAAATAATCAATGCGTTGACGGATGAAAAAATTAAAAAATATGCGTTCAACGCACAGTTTGAGCGTGTTTGTATTTCACGGTTCTTGGGCTATCCAGTAGGGCAGTATTTGAACCCCGATTCTTGGTATTGCACGATGGTTTGGGCGGCAACATTAGGATTGCCATTATCGCTTGAAAAGGTCGGCGAAGTTCTCGGTATTGAAAAGCAGAAGTTGACCGTTGGCAAGGAGCTGATTCGATATTTCTGCAAGCCTTGTGAACCGACTGCGACAAATCATTTCCGAACGAGAAACTTGCCTACGCACGCACTTGATAAGTGGGAAACCTTCAAAGCGTATAACAAGCGTGACGTTGAGGCAGAAATGAATATTCAGCAACGAATGGTGGCGTTCCCCGTCTTGGAAAGTGAATGGGAAAATTACCATCTCGACCAACGCATCAACGATTATGGCATCGCTTTGGATATGGACTTCGTTGACCATGCGATTTTATGCGACGAAGTAAACACGGGCAAGGCGGAAGAGAAAGCAAAGGTGTTGACGGGAATTGATAACCCTAACTCGCCAGCGCAACTCAAAGCGTGGCTCGTAGAACAGGGGCAAGTGGTGGAATCGTTGTCAAAGGCGGAAGTTGCTCGATTGTTGCAGGATGCGACGGGAAACGTGGAAGAAATCCTTCGACTTCGGCAGGAACTTGCAAAGTCAAGCGTTAAAAAATATATCGCAATGCGAAACGTGGCAGGAAAGGATAAACGCGCAAGGGGATTGATTCAATTCTACGGTGCAAACCGAACGGGACGGTATTCTGGACGGCTTATTCAAGTGCAAAATCTTCCACAAAACCATCTTGAAGATCTCACGGGAGCAAGGGAACTTGTAAGGAATGACAATTACCAAGGCATTGAAACCAAGCATGGGAATATCTCGTCCGTTTTATCGGAACTTATCCGAACGGCTTTTATTCCCAAGGATGGAAGTCGATTTATCGTAGCGGACTTTTCCGCAATCGAGGCTCGTGTCATTGCTTGGTATGCAGGGGAGCAATGGAGATTGGATGTCTTTGAAAAGGGCGGCGATATTTACTGTGCTTCCGCAAGTCAAATGTTCAAAGTCCCCGTTGAAAAGAACGGTGTCAATGGTCATCTTCGGCAGAAAGGTAAGATTGCTGAACTTGCCCTTGGATATGGTGGTTCGGTTGGCGCTTTGAAAGCGATGGGTGCGACCGCAATGGGAATACGTGAGGAAGAATTAAAACCGCTTGTGGATGCTTGGCGCAATTCTAACCCCGCTATAACCAAGTTCTGGTGGACGGTGGATAAGGCGGTCAAGTATGTCGTTTCTACCAAGCAACAGTATTCCTGCTACGGTGTTACATTTTCCTACGCAAAAGGGATTTTATTTGTGAAATTGCCGTCGGGCAGAAGTCTTGCGTATGTAAGACCGAGAATGGGTGTGAACAATTTCGGGAGCGAGTGCGTGACCTATGAAGGACTCGGCTCGTCGAAGAAATGGGAGCGTATTGAAAGCTACGGCCCCAAGTTCGTGGAAAACATCGTTCAGGCAACGGCAAGGGATATTTTAGCGGAATCAATGCAACGGCTGCATAACGCAGGGTTTGCAATTACAATGCACGTCCACGACGAAGTGGTGCTTGAAGTACCGAATGGTGTATCGAGCGTGGAACAGGTGTGCAGGATTATGGGGAAGGCCCCCCAATGGGCGGAAGGATTAAATCTTCGCGCCGACGGCTATGAATGCCAATTTTATAAAAAGGAGTGAGAGAGGAATGAAAAATCCAAGTTTTTATAACAGCGAAGGCTATCCCGATCCCACTCACTATGCTGTGGAAATGAAGATGGCAAAGGAAGAACGGGAACGGAAAAGGATGTTGCACCAATTTCGACCTATCGTATACATCTGTTCCCCGTTTAGTGGTGACGTGAAGGAAAACAAGAAAAAGGCGAGAACGTATTCACGTTTTGCGGTCAAGAAAGGGTATCTGCCGATAACACCGCATTTACTCTTTCCACAGTTCTTGGACGATGAGAACCCAGACGAGCGAGAAATAGGTCTGCACATGGGTTTGGTATTGATGACCAAATGTGTGGAAGTTTGGGTGTTCGGCGAGAAAAGGTCGGAAGGGATGAAAAGGGAAATCCAAAAAGCAAAATGGCGCGGAAAGGTAGTCCGCTATTTTACAAGTGATATGGAGGAAATAAAACGATGATTGTACCGTTTAGAGGATATGTAAAAACCAAGGATAAAAGCCCTTGTCAGAAGTTCGGAAACGGAGAGCCACTTTTGACATTGGAAGAAGTGGAAAATCTCGATGAATACGCAGGGATATTAAACGGTGAGTTTACGGTCAAAGACGTGGACGAAACTGGTGAGGCGGAAAGGGTTTATAGGTTCGTAACCGATATGAACTACAACTGCCGTGTATACAAAACGACCAGGGGTCTGCACTTTATGTTCAAAAGCAGTCCCTATTGCACGAAAGGCGTGGTTAAGGCTACCGATGCGCTCGGTTTTTCCTTCGACGTCCGCACGGGCAAGAATATGTACGTAGTCTTGAAAAGCAAGGGGAAAGTAAGAGAAATTATTCGAGATTTTGACGAGTCTCGACCGATTGACGAATTTCCTAAATGCCTTGCACCTGTCCGCAATGCCCAGAAGTTCACCGGTATGGGTGACGGTGATGGAAGAAACGGTGCATTGTTCAAGCATTCTGCTTTACTTTTGAAATGCGGATATACGCCTTCCGAGGTAAAGAGTATTCTGTATTTTATCAACAACTACGCATTCGACGAACGCCTCTCTGAAGAAGAGATGCAGAAGATAACCAGAAGAGAGGCATTAGAGAATTTCGTAGAGAGTAGCTCTGCGGCAGAAGACTTCGGTAACCCTCTTAAGCCGACTACGCAAAACGATATCGGTATGGCGGAATTGTTCGTGCAAGAATACCGAAATGAGGTGCGTTATAGCCCTGCAACGGGGTGGATTGTTTGGGATGGAACGAGATGGGAGCCTTCTGAACTGAAAGCGGAGCAGAAGTATATCGAGTTCGTGAAAAGAGCGCTGAAAGAGGCTCGAAAAGAGGTGCAGAACTCTTATGGCACTCTTGGCGAAGTTGCTATGGGAGAGGGCGAAAAGAGTGCAAAAGAGGATGCGGAGAGAGCGATAAAAGAGGCGCTTGCTTATTTCAAATTCGTCAACAAGATGTGCGATAGCGGAAAAATAAAAGCCGTGATGAGCATTGCGAAGGGGTTTCTTGAAATAGGTGTTAGCGAATTGGACAGCAATCCGTTTGAATTGAACACACCCTTTGGCATTGTGGATTTGAAAACGGGAGTAGTATATCCGCACCGTGCGGAGTCATATTGCACCAAAATAACCAAGGTGGCTGCGACGATGGACGGTATGGATATGTGGCAAGAATGTCTTGACTTGGTTTCGCAGAACGACGAGGAGTTCAAGTCATATTTGCAAACCGCCGCCGGAGCGATTGCAATTGGTAAGGTCTATCAAGAGGCACTCATCATTGCCTTTGGGGACGGCGCAAACGGCAAAAGCACGGTTTTCAACACAATTTATGAAGTTTTAGGCGATTATGCGGGCAAAATCCCTGCGGAATCGCTGACTACGAAGGCGAGAAACACCAAAGTTGACCTTGCAGAACTGCTTGGAAAGCGGTTTGTCCTTGCAAGCGAAACGGAAGAAGGTCAACGTCTTTCTACCAGTATGCTGAAACAGATTGCAAGCGTGGATACCATCACGGGCGAGAAAAAGTACCACGATCCGTTCACGTTCACACCTACGCACACAACTGTGCTTTATACGAACCACCTGCCGAGAGTAGGTAGCAACGATAAAGGCACGTGGCGAAGACTGATAGTTGCACCGTTTAACGCAAACATTAAGAACCCCAGAACCAACTATGGCGAAGAACTGCTGACGAAGGCAAGCGGTGCGGTTTTGAAGTGGATAATCGACGGCGCAAAGATGTTTATTGACGGCGGGTTCAAGATACCGCATTGCAAAAAGGTGGACGATGCGATTGGCAAGTACCGTGAAGAGAACGATTGGCTTGCACATTTCCTTTCGGAGTGTTGCATTGTCGGCGAAAAGGAGTCGGTCGGCGGGGGCGTGCTTTATAAGGCTTACCGCGCGTGGGCTACGGAAACGGGCGAGTATGTGCGCCGAAATAGGGATTTTGCGGATGCGTTGCGTGTCGCAGGTTTTGAAATGAAGAAAACAAGCAAAGAAAACGTATGGAAAGGGCTGACTTTGTCGGTTGACAGAGCATACGGTACAACGGCAGAGGAGGATTTCCTGAAATAAGGGTAGTGGAAGATAAATGGAGTATGAAACAGTAAATTTACTTAAAGAAATCAAAAAATTAAAAAATATAGAAATTTATGAATTTATACTCCATTATCCTCCACAGCAATTCTCAAGGGTGGCTGTATGGAAGAAAAGCGAATAGAAAGGAAACTTAAAAAGGCGGTCAAAAATTGCGGAGGTATGTGCTTGAAATTCGTGTCCCCATCTTTTGATGGCGTTCCCGACAGGATTGTACTGCTACCGCAAGGACGCATTGCTTTTGTAGAAACAAAGGCAACGGGAGAGGAAATGCGACCTCTCCAGAAATACAGAAAAAGGCAGTTGGAAAGACTCGGTTTTTTGGTTTTCTGCCTTGACAACGAAAACGACATAGGAGAGATTATCAATGAAATACGTACCGTATGAATATCAGCAATACGCCACAAGGTTTATCGAAAAAAACGAGGTCGCAGCCATTTTCCTGGAATGCGGTCTTGGGAAGAGTGTGATAACCTTGACGGCAATCAAAAACTTAATAGCAAAGGGCGAAGTAAAAAAAGTGCTTGTCATTGCGCCTTTGCGTGTAGGGAAGACAACTTGGCCCGATGAAATTGAAAAGTGGGAACACCTGAAAGGCTTGACCTATTCGGTTGCAATCGGGACGGTAAAGGAAAGGGAGTCGGCGTTAAGAAAAAATGCAGATATCACGATCATTAACAGAGAAAACGTGGAATGGCTGATTGCGAAAAGCGGAGTTCCCTTTGACTACGATATGGTGGTTATAGACGAGCTTTCGTCCTTCAAATCCTATAAAGCAAAGCGTTTCAAATATCTTTTGAAAGCAAGACCTACGGTGGAAAGGATTGTCGGCTTGACGGGAACGCCTTCTTCCAACGGCTTGATGGATTTGTGGGCGCAGTTCCGATTGCTTGACCTTGGCGAAAGACTGGGGCGGTACATAACCAGATACCGTGAAGGCTACTTCACTCCCGATAAGCGGAATGCCCAAGTGGTATTTTCCTACAAACCCTTGCCTGGGGCGGAAGAGAAAATCTACGATAAAATCGGCGATATTACGATTTCGATGAAAGCAAAGGATTATTTGAAAATGCCAGACCTCGTGATGAATACCGTAAAGGTTAAAATGTCGGATAAAGATGGGGCAATTTACGAGCAGTTGAAGGATGATATGTTCATCGATATTCGTGAAGAGGAAATCGACGTTGCAAATGCGGCGGCTCTGTCAAATAAACTTCAACAGTTGGCGAACGGTGCGATTTACGGCGTGGACAAGAAGGTCATCCGTATCCACGACGGGAAGTTGGATGCTTTGGAGGATTTAATCGAGAGCGCCAACGGCAAACCAGTCCTTGTGGCGTATTGGTTCAAGCACGATTTGGAACGCATCAAGGAGCGTTTTCCTTTCGTTCGTGAAATCAAAACCCCCGACGATATAAAGGCTTGGAACAAGGGGGAAATCCTTGTGGGGATTATTCATCCTGCATCCGCCGGACACGGCTTGAATTTACAACAGGGCGGTTCGACGATGATATGGTTTGGCTTAACGTGGAGCTTGGAACTTTATCAACAAACGATTGCAAGGTTGTACCGCCAAGGGCAAACGAAAACGGTTGTGGTACACCACATTGTAACCGAGGGGACGATTGACGAGTTGATGTTGGTTTCCCTTGACAGGAAAGAAAAAAGACAAGACGCATTGATTGATGCGGTAAAAGCACAGATAAGGAGGTAGCGTATGAAATCAGCAGAGTGGCAAGAAAACCTGGCACACGCCATTATATTGCAAGCGGTGAGGGATTACCGTGATGTGCGAAAAATCTTACGCAAGTATCCCGAACACGACTTGTCTTTGAAATTAAAAGCAGAAGTGGAGGAGTTCTTCCTTTCGAGTTGGTTCACGGTTTTAACGAACCTTGATGGGAAGGCACTCTTAAAAAAATTACAGGAGGAGTGAGAATATGACAAAGAAGGAATATCTGAACCAAGCGTATTATTTGGATAAGCAAATCAAACGGGATTTGTTGCAATTGGAAAACTTAAAAAGCATAGCCGATTCCATTCCTTCGCCGTGCTTTGGGGAAAAGGTAAAGAGTACGAGAAACTTCGACCCGCCGTTCGTGAGAACGTTAGAAAAGATATGGCAAAAGGAGGAAGAAATCAACGTGGAGATTGCAAAGCTACTGGATTTGAAGGACGAGATTCGTGCGGTCATTAATACGCTTGCAAATCAAGACGAGAGATTGGTTTTGGACTACCGCTACCTGCTTTTCCATAAGTTGGAGGAGATAGCGGCGGAAATGAACGTGAGTATGTCGAGCGTTAAGCGTTGGCACCAGAACGGAATAAAAAATTTGACGATTCCTAAAAGTTGAACCCTTTTGAGCCTTTTTTATCCAAATTGAGCCGAAATGAGCCTTGATGAGCCGTTGCCATTTGTGGTATGATATACTTGTGAAAATATAACGTAAGCCTTTGAGAAATCAAGGGCTTATTTTTATGGGGAAATAATTATGCCAAGAAAACCGAAGAAACCGTGTGCGTTTCCTGGTTGTCCTAAATTAACTGACGGAAGATACTGTGAAGAGCATACCAAGGTGATGAACGACAGGTACAATAAATATGAACGCCCCTACGATTCTTCGGAAAGGTATGGAAGTCTGTGGCGGAAGATAAGAAACCGCTACATCAAAAAGCATCCTTACTGTGAGGAGTGCTTGAAGAACAGAAAGCTGACGAAGGCAGAAGAAGTTCATCACATTCTTCCGTTGAACCATGGAGGAACACACGCAGAAAATAATTTGATGTCTCTGTGCAAGCCATGTCACTCACGCATCACAGCATTGATGGGAGACCGCTGGGGCAAGCCAACAGAGGATGGGTCTAAAAAGTAGGCGCAACCTCCCGCGAGGATGGGTCTATTTTTTTTACGCAACCTCCCTTGGGGGCATCGGGGGTAGGGGAGGTCAAATCTCTGGCTCTCCCTGCCGAACAGCGGGCGCGGGCTTTCGTGTGCAAAAATTGCTTTTCAAACGTGGTATTAACCCCACCCCTAAAATGAAGGAGGAAAACTGTGGCAAAAGACGGAACAATGCGAGGTGGCGCTCGTATCGGTGCAGGCAAGAAACCAAAGGCTCTGCACGAAAAAATCGCCGAGGGAAAAGACGATGGTGCAATGGTGCTGCCGAACCCTATTGATTTGGACGGAGTTGACGTTCCGCCCGTGAAAGAATATTTGAAAGCCACCCAGAAAAACGGAAAGGCGATGTGCGCCGAGGAAGTGTACAAGGAAATCTATCTGTGGCTGAAACAAAGACGGTGTGAAAAGCTCGTCAGCAAGCAACTCATCGAGCAGTACGCAATGAGCGTTTCTCGTTGGGTGCAATGTGAAGAAGCGATTTCCGAATATGGTTTCCTTGCGAAACACCCCACGACAGGGAACGCAATCGCAAGTCCGTATGTGGCGATGAGCCAACAGTATATGAAGCAGTCGAACCAAATCTGGTATCAAATCTTCCAGGTAGTAAAAGAGAACTGCTCGGTGGATTATGGTGGCAGTCCGCACGACGATATGATGGAAAAATTACTCGCATCAAGGCGAGGAAAATAAAGGAGAGATACGAAAAATGAGACTTTTTTCTACGGAACAAGTCAGCAAGTATCATCCCGATAAATATGCAGACCAAATTTCGGATGCGATTTTGACGGCTTGCTTGCGCCAAGACAAAGACAGCCATTGTGGAATTGAAACGATGGTCAAGGACAACACGGTCGTTCTCGGTGGCGAGATTACGACCAAGGCAAAAATCGACGTTGAGCAGATTGTAAAGCAAGTTGCTGCCAAGCTCGGCTATACGGTGGATAAGGTTATAAACCTTATCGGTCAGCAATCGCCGCAAATCAATAACGCGGTATCCTCGGTGGAAGAAATCGGTGCGGGAGACCAAGGCACGATGTTTGGGTATGCTACAGCAGAAACATCAAGCAGACTTCCGTTTGGTTTTGACCTTGCGAATAAAATCATCAAGGCGATTGAAACGGACGTGGAGACGAACCCCGATACGATTTTTAAGGGCGATGCAAAAACGCAGGTAGTCGTTGACCTTGACAAAGAGCCGACCTTTGAATCGGTAAAAAGTATCCTCGTTTCGGCTTGCCATAAAGAGGGAATTGCTCTTGATGTCGTAAAATGCCGAATTAGGGCGTTAATTGCCGAAATTTGGGACGATACCGAACTCCCCGAACTGATTATCAATCCGTCGGGAGCGTGGACAATTGGCGGTGCTACGGCGGATTGCGGTTTGACGGGTAGAAAGATTGTTTGCGACCAATACGGTGGCTACTGTGCTGTCGGCGGCGGTGCTTTCTCTGGCAAAGACCCGACGAAGGTTGACCGTTCGGCGAGTTATATTGCGAGAAAAATTGCTGTTGACTTGCTCGAAGCGTATGACCTTAAGTGGTGCGAAGTACAGCTTGGTTATGCAATCGGCATCGCAGAACCCATTTCCGTTTGCGTAAAAAACGACAAAGGGTTTGACCTTTCCGACGAAGTAAGAAAATATTATTCGTTGACCCCTCGTGGAATTATCGAAGAACTCGGTCTTTTAGAAAAGGACTACGAGAAGATTGCGGAAGGGTGTCATTATAGGGAAAAATTCTAAATTTTCCTAAAAATTTTATTAAAAACGTTTGACAAGATAAAAAAATGTGGATATAATACTATGATTTAGTGCAGAAAGTGCTAAATGGGTGGCTTGGGAAACAAGGAGTTTTGTATTATGTACCACTATATCGAAGACAAAGAATTTTTGAAGAGAATGCGTAGCCTGTGCGCCGACATTATTAACCAGTTGGTTCAAAAAATCAACAGGGAAGGAAAAATGACGGTTGAAGCTCACCTTGTTGGTAGCGGGGCGAGAAATATGGAAACGCAAAATGCCAATCAACCCGTTGACCTTGACTATAACCTTTGGGTCTATAAGTGCGATGATATAAATGATTGTCGTGCAATCAAAGAATACGTGAGAAAAACTTTCAATAAGGTGTTGAAAGCAAATGGTTGGTCTGACTGCGAGGATTCAACTTCTTCCTTAACGACGGAAAGAAGACACTTCACGAAAGGAAATCAAACGGAATTTAGTATCGACCTTGCTATTGTTGCAGAAGGGCGCACAGACAACTGGTATCGACTTATCCATAAGAAGACGGGATATGTGCAGAGGGATGAATATTGGTGGCAAGAAGCACCACATTCCGATGGGCTGCGAGATAAGGTTGACGATTTAAAAGACAATGATTTGTGGCTTGAGGTTCGTCAAACCTATCTCGACAAGAAAAATATGTATTTGAGAAGGCAGGATAAAAACCATCCTTCTTTCAACGTGTACATAGAATCGGTAAATGAAGTTTACTATAAGCATTTTAGATAAAAATAAATAATTGACGGAACCGTCCTGTAAAAGGGGCGGTTTTTTCATGCCAAAAAGGAGGAATAATGGCGAGAACAACGACAGAAATGCAACTGATCGAACTCTCGAAATTGGTCCCGTATGTCAATAACGCACGAACGCACTCGGTGGAGCAGATAAACAAACTTCGGTCGAGTCTTCGTGAGTTTGGTTTTATTAACCCAGTCATTATTGACAAGGACTACGGCATCATCGCGGGACACGGTCGTGTGATTGCAGCGAGAGAAGAAGGTATTGAAAAAGTGCCTTGCGTGTTGGTGGATTATCTCACGGAGGCACAGAAGAAAGCGTACATTTTGGCTGACAACCGTATGGCTTTGGATGCAGGATGGGATGAAGAACTTCTGCGTGTGGAAATCGAGGCTTTGCAAGGCGAGAACTTTGACGTTGGTTTGACGGGTTTTGATGAAAAGGAACTTGCAGACCTCTTCAAAGGGGAAGATAAGGAAATCGAAGATGACGATTTTGACTTAACCGCCGCCCTTGAAAAAGCATCGTTTGTACAAAGGGGCGATGTTTGGACGGTGGGACGGCATAGGCTCGTGTGCGGTGATGCGACCAATGCCGACGACGTGAAAACCTTAATGGACGGCAAACGCGCCAACCTCATTCTGACAGATCCGCCGTATGGCGTTTCCTTTAAGAGTAAGAGTGGCTTGACTATCCAAAACGACAGTATGAAGGACGATGAGTTCTATCAATTCTTATATAAAGCCTTCGTGAATATGGCGGAAAATTTAGAGCCAGGCGGTTCTGCTTATGTTTTCCACGCCGACACCGAAGGCTTAAAGTTTAGAAAGGCGTTTATTGATGCAGGTTTCCACCTTGCCGGTGTTTGCATTTGGGCGAAGAATAGCCTTGTCCTTGGCAGGTCGGATTATCAATGGCAACACGAACCCGTTTTATACGGCTTTTTGCAGAACGGCAAGCATAAGTGGTATTCGGATAGAAAGCAGACGACCATTTGGAACTTTAACAAGCCTAAACGCAATGAAAATCATCCCACGAGTAAGCCACTTGACTTGCTCGGCTATGCGTTGAAGAACTCTTCGCAGGAAAATGCTATTGTTGTGGATACGTTCGGCGGAAGTGGTTCTACGCTTATGGCGTGCGAGGGGATGAATCGTATCTGCTATACCATTGAACTTGACGAAAAGTACGCATCCGTTATTCTTCGTCGATATGTCGAGGATACTGGCAATGCAGATGGAGTCTTCGTGGTGCGAGATGGTAAGCAAATCCCGTATGCCGACCTTGTAAAAGAAGTGCAAGGCAGAAACAGCAATGCGGATAGCGATAATTGATGCGGATTTAATCGGTCGTAAAAAACATAGGTTTCCAAATTTGGCGTGTATGAAGATATCCGCTTTTCATAAAAATCAAGGGGACAGCGTAGAACTAAAAACAGATTACAACGGTTTATCGGAGTACGACAAAATATATCTGTCAAAGGTATTCACGGACACGGTAGTCCCTAACGAGGTTTTAAGTTTGGAAAATCTTTCATTCGGCGGGACGGGTTTCTTTTATGATAAAGCACCTCCCTTGCCGGAGGAAGTGGAACATCAAAAGCCAGATTATCACTTGTATGATGCTTGGGTTGATGAACAACTTCGTGCCGGTGGTAAAGAGCGCGATTTTTCCTATTACCGTGATTATTCGATAGGTTTCTTAACGAGAGGCTGTTTCCGCAAATGCGAGTTCTGCGTGAATAGAAATTATAAGCGGGTATTAAAGCACAGCCCCATAGAAGAATTCCTGGATGAAACACGACCGAAAATATGCTTGCTCGACGATAATTTCCTTGGGTATCCTTGTTGGAAAGAAATGTTGCTTGAATTACAAAGCAGAGGAAAGCCATTCCAGTTCAAACAAGGGTTGGATGAAAGGCTTTTGACCGATGAGTCGTGTTCCATTTTATTCTGTAGTAAATACGACGGCGATTATATTTTTGCATTCGATAACGTGGCGGACAAGGAAATCATCGAAAGAAAGATTAAACTTGCACGGAAGTACACGACCGCCGCCTTGAAATTTTATTGTTTCTGCGGTTTCGATCGTGAAGGAAAATGGGATGACGGTTTTTGGCGAGAAGATATTTTTGACCTTTTCAAAAGAATAGAAATTCTCGCTTGTTATGGCTGCGTTCCATACGTGATGAGGTACGCTCGATATGTGGAAAGTCCGTATCGAGGGTTGTATATTACGATTGCACGGTGGTGCAATCAACCGAATTTTTTCAAAAAGAAAAGTTTGCGTGAATTTGCGGAAGCGAATGGGCGAACAAGTGCTTGTTACAGGTATATGCGTGACTTCGAGAATGCTTTCCCAGAAGTCGCTTTTTATTTGGATATGAAATATTGTCCGTCCAAGTAACGGGTTCATATAATTACGAAAGATAAAAATTAAAGGATTTACGAAAGATGAATAAAAAACTGACGTTGGGCAGTCTGTTCGACGGGTCGGGTGGATTCCCGTTAGGCGGTCTGCTTGCAGATATTTCTCCTTTGTGGGCATCCGAGGTCGAGCCTTTTGCTATAAGGGTTACGACCAAGCGGATGCCTTTTGTCAAACATTACGGCGATATTTCCCAAATGGACGGCGGGAAAATCGAACCCGTGGATATAATCACGTTTGGTAGCCCCTGTCAAGATATGAGCGTTGCGGGAAAGCGTAGCGGTCTTGACGGGAGTCGTTCGTGCTTGTTTTACGAAGCTGTCCGAATTATTAAAGAAATGAGGAGTGCAACGAATGGAAAATATCCAAGATATGTCGTTTGGGAAAATGTCCCAGGCGCATTCTCAAGCAACGGAGGCAAAGACTTCAAAGCGGTGCTTGACTCGCTCGTCAGCATCGTCGAAGAGACAGCCGAAGTGCCTTTTCCTGAAAAAGGGGAATGGGCATACGCCGACTGCTACATGGGAGACGGATGGAGCCTTGCTTACCGAGTTCTCGACGCTCAATATTGGGGAGTCCCCCAACGACGTCGTAGAATCTACCTTGTCGCAGATTTTGGAGGTAGGAGTGCCTGCGATGTATTATTTAAGTCCGAAGGCTTGTCAAGGTATTCTGCGGAGGGCTTCCGTGCGTGGCAAAGAACTGCCAATCATACTCAAGAACGCTTTGGAACGCCAGGCGTTGGGTTCGATGGATACAACGGAAGCGTAGACGAAAAGGCAGCAACGCTCGGTGTGAATTGCGGAATGTCCACAGGCAGGAACGGAGTTGTCCTTAACGACCAAGGCGGAAACAGAATGGACGTAACGGAAGAAGTTACTTGCACCTTAAGAGCGCAAGCACATCATCCGCCTGTGGTTATGGATGTCTTTGACAACCACGGAAAGGATGTCCGCTATACGGGGCCTATTGAAATTGCGCCTACGATTTCTGCAACCTATGGAACGGGAGGGAACAATCAACCGTTTGTCGTGGGTAAGAGTTGGGATGGCAGAGAAGTTTCGCCGACCTTAACCAAGCAAAATGCAGGTGGCAATCAACGAATGCCCGACAAGGACAATTTTAACTGCGTTCTTCAACCTTACGGTATTTCCGCAAAGGATAGTAATGCAATGAAATCAAGCAATCCCCATAGCGGTATTTACGCAGCAAAGACATCTCGAACTCTTGACGGCAATGGCGGAAATCCCGCTTGTAATCAAGGTGGTATCGCTGTGGTATGCGTCGACCAAGGTGGCGGAAAGTCCGCTTGCAACGTGACGGTTGAGAAAACACCAACACTCACTTGCACGCACGGGGGCGAGCCTGCGGTTTGCGTAGAAACTCCCAAAGAAGGTAAAGACCCTGTATATGCGATGACAACGGGAAGTTATCAACAGGTGGAAGAAGGGCGTTCGCCGACATTAATGGCAAGGGACTACAAAGACCCGAACGCTGTTTGTTACGGAATAGGCAGAGACACCTTTAACCAAGGAAAGAATGCCAAGTTCTCGCCGACCTTTGAAAAGGAACTTCAACCCACGATGGTCGCAAAGGGGCCTGGGGCAATTGCGTATGGGTTCGACCAATGTGCGGACAGGGATGTTGGGGCGTTATTCCTTGAAGAGAAATCAAAAACGCTCACGAACGGCACTTGTCCTGGCTATCACAACAGCGTATGCAAAACAGATTATACGGTACGAAGATTAACCCCCGTTGAATGCGCAAGATTGCAGGGTTTCCCCGATTGGTGGTGTCAAAACCTTGAAACGGAAAAACCGACGGACGAGGATGTATATTATTGGTATAAGGTTTTCGAGACGTATCGTAAACTGACTGGCGAAGGAAAGCCGAAGACCGATAAGCAAATCCGCAAGTGGTTGAACTCGCCGCATTCCGATTCCGCAGAGTATAAACTTTGGGGGAACGGCGTGGCTTTACCGTGCGTATTTTTTGTACTTTCGGGCATTGAATATTACGCAAAAAAATCTTAAAAAAGTGTATCAAAATTAAATAAAAAATTATCAAATTATCGCCCAAATTCGCTGGATATAATTCCGTTTTAGAGGTAATATACCCATACAAAAATCAAAGGAGGGCGATTGCCTATGAAGATTCATTTCAATATAAGCAGACAGAGCGAAAGAGAACGCTTTGTCGAAGAAATAACCAGATGGCTTGGTTATGAGAGAGAAGTAACGGAAGACGGTTTTCTCGTTATTGGTAAGGTTCAAATCGACAAAGAAAACAACCTTATTATTGCCGACGAGATGGAAGACGAAACGGTGGAGCGTTTACTTCAATTTTTGTACGACGAGGGGTTCGAGAGCGATTTGAGTTATAAATTCGACGATGAACCCCAAGCGGACGAAAGTAACGAAGACCCCACCTACGCATTTGAGGATTTCAACTTTGAAGATGTTGATATTACGAAGAATGCAGCCGTGGAAAGAAAGCCTTATGAAAAAAAGCAAAAGGCAAAAGAAACGGAGGAGCCTACCCAGCCCAAGGCGGTCATAGAACCACCGCAAGAAATAGGATATAGCCTTCCGCCGATCAAAAATGAAAGCGAGTTTACGAAAAACGAAATAAATCGCAGAAAGGTCTGTGAGTTAAGTGTAACGGAAGCGATATTGCTTGACCTTCGGAACAGGTATAAGGAGGGGACGAGAGTGGAGCTTATCAAAATGGACGATAAGCAAGCACCTCCCCTTAAAACGCACGGAACGGTTCGGCACGTAGACGACATAGGAACGATTCATGTTTCTTGGGACAGCGGTTCATCGCTTGGGGTGGTTTTTGGCGAGGATGATTGCAGACCCCTTGTGACGATGAACGACAGAATTAAAGAACAGATTTTGAAAATCCGTGCGACGGGTATTACAAATATGTTCGACACCAAGTATGTTCAATGGCTTGCCAACTTCTGCGGATATTTTGAATTGGTTTGTTTTATCGAGGATAATGTCAGCGATTACGTGAAGTTTATTTGCGAAGGGAGGGTTGGAGATTATGCTTGAGTGGATTACGGTAAAGCTGATGCCCAAGGCTGATGTCATAATTTATCCCAACGGACGATTTTACTTCACGGGACACGCACAAAAACGGTTAGAATTATATAAAAGTCATTGGCAAATTGTGGAAGATGTGCAAAAGAAACGGCTTGCTATGCTTTTCGCTGAATCGGGAAGAGATGCGAGCTTTGGATATACCTGTATTCCGTGCGTTGTAGCAAGGGATTACTTGGGGAAATTTAGATTGCTCCCTCTGGGGGACAAAGGCTATATTTTAGAGCCGATCGAGTAAAAAACGCTTACAGATAGCGGATTCCCAACCGCTAAAACCCCTTTATGGAACAGGGCTGAAAGGCTCTGTTCCTCGTTATGAAAAAGCGTGATTTTTGTATCAAAATTAAATAAATTAATTATCGAATTATCGCCCAAAATCGCTGGATATATATTCGTTTTAGAGGTAATATACACATACAAAAAACGAAGGAGCGAACAGCTATGAAAAGAAAAATCAAAGTAACAATGGTAAGCAAAGCGGCAAGCGTTATGGATTACAACGCACGAGTTGCAAGGGGCGAAGGTACGCAGGTTGAGGTGGTTATCGAAAAGACCATTCGCCTTTCCTTCACGAACTACACGATTTTCGGGGCGAGATTGCTTGACGAACAGAACTTCATCAGAAACAACCAAGACCTTATGAAAGTGGACGAAGACGGCGTTTGGCACGTAATCAGGGTTACTTGCAAGGACTCGAACCTTTCGATTTTGGTAAATGCGGAAGGCTACGATTACGCAAGATACTCGGCAACGATTAGAAAGTAAGGGGGTAGGCTATGAACAGAGAAGAATTGATTACCTTTATGCTTGGGACAGGCGAATATTCCACGGTCAAGGAAGCGGACAGAGCCATTATGAATAAAATGGCGGAGTTGAAAAGGTCGGGGATGAGCCAAAAGAACGCTTGGGAAAGTATGGTTGAATTTATGGAGCTGACCCTTACGCCAAAGACGGATTTGTTTGAAACGAGAGAGCAAGCAATGCAAGGCTGCCTTGCGGAGAGCGATGTTTGCGCTCGGTTTTCCGAAAAGGCAATAGAACTTTTCCGCCAAGGGAAAATCAAGGAAGGGTTTGAGTGGTACGAGCTTGCGAAAACGGCAAGCGTATGTGCAATGCAAGCGCACGAAGCCTTGTGGAAAATGGCAAAAGGTGAGTTGACCGAAGACGAGCAGAGAGCCTTTGAAACGGTAGAAAATGCGGTCGGGAAACTTTTCACGGCAAGGTTCGTTTTGAAAGAAGAATCGAAAAAGGTAGGGTTTTGAGTATGTGGCTTAACGGAAATCTTACGGTGGACGGAATCGAATACGAGTATTGGATTAAGGTATACGAAGAACCTTCTTCATTTGGGATTAACGACGGTCGCATTTCAAAACTTTCCCTTTATCGCGGTAAGGTGGAAGTAGCGAGTTATGACCGTGGTTGGGACAGACGAGCGAAAGACCCCACGGACAAAAAAGCACTCAAACAGATTTTGAATGACAAAAATTGACAAAGGAGAGAAAAACAATGGCAAAAATTTATGGGTTTACTTTGAAAGGGATAGTTAGTTATCCCGACACGGACGGTATAACCGTTCACGCAAACATTTATTACGGCGCAAAGCGTGTAGGCACGTACACGGATCGAGGTGACGGTTCATATTTCCCCATTATCGATTTTGATGGGGATTTCCAAAAGCGGAAGGAAATGGAAGAACTGCTTGCGGAAAAGGCAAAGCAATTTTACGAGAGATTCCCTGAAAAACGGGAACTTAAAGAACTTTATTCAGAAGACCAGGAGCTTTTGAATTATCTCGTCGACCTTGTGGAAGATGAAAAGGCATATAAAAAGGGAGCGAAAGACGGCTACGGATTTATGTTTTCCTTTGTGAACGAGCAAGGTTATCTGTGCTACATCGGCTACCGCACCGAAGAAGAAATGAATAAAGGGTTGGAAAGGCATAAGAACGACCAAATCGTAAAGGTCTACAAAAGCATTTCTGAATTTACGATAGAATAAAGGCAAGAAAACAGAATAAGCCAAAGGCAGGTATCAAACGATGCTTGCCTTTTTTGTTACAAAAAAAGGGGGGTGGTGTCTTGCGAAAGTTGAAAAAATATATGCCGACGAAGTTTAAGGCAAAGGACTCCATCTACGATAAAGGGGCGGCGGATTACGCCGTCAATTTTATTGAATGCCTATGCCATACAAAAGGCACATGGGCAGGGAAGAAGTTTGAACTGATTGATTGGCAAGAGCAGATTATAAGGGATGTGTTTGGTACGCTTAAGCCGAATGGATACCGTCAGTTCAATACGGCGTATATTGAAATTCCTAAAAAACAAGGGAAGTCCGAACTTGCCGCCGCCGTTGCACTTTTGCTTACGTGCGGTGATGGCGAAGAGAGGGCGGAAGTTTACGGCTGTGCGGCGGATCGACAGCAAGCATCCATTGTTTTTGAAGTGGCGGCGGATATGGTTCGTATGTGTCCAGCGTTGAACAAGCGAGTAAAAATTCTTACGGCAACCAAGCGTATTATTTATCTTCCAACGAACAGCTTTTATCAAGTTCTTTCTGCGGAAGCGTATAGCAAGCACGGTTTTAACATTCACGGTGTTGTTTTCGACGAGTTGCACACGCAACCAAATCGAAAGCTGTTTGATGTAATGACCAAGGGGTCGGGTGATGCCCGTATGCAACCGTTATACTTTCTGATTACTACGGCGGGAACGGACACGCATTCGATTTGCTATGAAACCCACCAAAAGGCAAAGGATATCTTGGAAGGGCGTAAGATAGACCCGACCTTTTATCCTGTGATTTATGGTGCGGAGCAAGACGACGATTGGACTGACCCAAAGGTATGGAAAAAAGCAAATCCGTCTCTTGGGATAACGGTAGGGCTTGATAAGGTAAAAGCGGCGTGTGAATCGGCAAAGCAAAACCCTGCGGAAGAGAACTCTTTCCGTCAACTGCGCCTTAATCAATGGGTTAAGCAAGCGGTGCGTTGGATGCCGATGGAAAAGTGGGATAAATGTGAAGTGGTTTTTCACGAGGAAGATTTGGAGGGGCGCGTTTGTTACGGTGGTCTTGACTTGTCTTCCACAACCGACATTACGGCGTTTGTTTTGGTTTTCCCTCCTACGGCGGATGATGAAAAATATTATATTTTGCCGTATTTTTGGATTCCCGAAGAAAATATCCCTTTGCGTGTTAATCGTGACCATGTCCCGTATGACTTATGGCAAAGGCAGGGAATTTTGGAAACGACCGAGGGCAACGTTGTCCATTACGCCTATATTGAAAAGTTCATCGAAAAATTAGGAGAAAGGTTTAATATTCGTGAAATCGCCTTTGACCGATGGGGTGCTGTGCAAATGGTACAGAACCTTGAAGGAATGGGATTCACGGTTGTTCCGTTTGGGCAGGGATTTAAGGATATGAGTCCGCCGACCAAAGAGTTGATGAAACTCGTACTTGAAGGAAAGCTCGCTCACAGCGGGCATCCTGTTCTTCGGTGGATGATGGACAATGTCTGTGCGAGAACTGACCCAGCAGGGAACGTGAAGATGGACAAAGAAAAGTCCACGGAAAAAATCGACGGCGCAGTTGCAACCGTTATGGCGTTGGATAGAGCAATACGCTGTGGAAACGATAATTCGGAATCGGTCTACGACAATCGTGGACTGATTTTTATTTAAGGAGGTAAAAATGGGGTGGTTTACAAGCCTATTTCGGTCAAGGGATAAACCCAAGGTTGAAAATCGAACGGCGGGTAGCAGTTATACCTTTATGCTTGGCGGTTCAACAAGTGGCAAACCTGTAACCGAGCGTTCGGCAATGCAAATGACGGCGGTGTATTCGTGCGTTAGAATTTTGGCGGAAGCGGTGGCAGGTTTGCCGTTGCACTTATATCGATATAAAGACGGCGGCGGTAAAGAAAAAGCAACCGACCATTCGTTATATCACCTTTTGCACGACGAGCCGAACCCAGAAATGAGTTCCTTTGTTTTTAGGGAAACGTTGATGACACACCTTTTGCTTTGGGGGAATGCGTATGCGCAAATCATCCGCAACGGCAAGGGCGAGGTTGTGGCGTTGTACCCTTTGATGGCAAACAAAATGACCGTTGACAGGGATGAAAACGGGAAGATTATTTACAAGTATCAGCACACGAGCGAAGAAGCAAGCACGATGAAAAATACCATTGTAACGCTTGCCCCGAAGGATGTTCTTCACGTACCTGGTCTTGGGTTCGATGGTTTGGTGGGGTATTCGCCGATTGCAATGGCAAAGAATGCAATTGGTATGGCGATTGCCTGCGAAGAATACGGCGCAAAGTTCTTTGCGAACGGTGCTGCGCCGAGTGGAGTTTTGGAACATCCAGGCGTAATCAAAGACCCCAGTCGAGTGCGTGATGCTTGGCAGAGCCAGTTTGGTGGTTCGGCAAACGCAAATAAAGTGGCGGTTTTGGAAGAAGGGATGAAATATACGCCTATTTCCATTTCGCCAGAACAAGCACAATTTCTTGAAACAAGAAAGTTTCAAATCAATGAAATTGCTCGAATTTTCCGAGTGCCTCCACATATGGTTGGCGATTTGGAAAAATCGAGCTTTTCTAATATTGAACAGCAGAGCTTGGAGTTCGTAAAGTATACGCTTGAACCGTGGCTTGTGCGGTGGGAACAATCGCTTGCAAGGGCGTTATTTTCCATCGACGAAAAAACGGAGTTGTTCGTTAAATTCAACGTGGAAGGGTTGCTTCGTGGCGATTATAAAAGCCGAATGGAAGGTTATGCAACGGCTCGTCAAAACGGTTGGATGAGCGCAAACGATATACGAGAACTCGAAAATATGGAACGAATTCCCGAAGAAAAAGGCGGGGATTTGTATTTGGTAAACGGCAATATGCTACCGCTTGGTATGGCGGGGGCTTATGCAAATTCAAAAAAAGAGGAGGACAATAGTGAAGAAGTTTTGGAAGTGGAAGAACCAGTCTCCAACCGCAGACGAAAGCGGACACGAGAAACCGACTGAACGTGTACTTGAACTTTACGGTACGATTGCAGAGGAAAGTTGGTTTGACGACGAAGTAACCCCGCGAATGTTCAAAGATGAGTTATTCGCAGGGAACGGCCCCATCACGATTTGGATTAACTCGCCTGGCGGGGATTGTGTTGCGGCGAGTCAAATCTATTCGATGTTGATGGACTATAAAGACAATGTCACGGTCAAGATTGACGGTATCGCTGCATCCGCCGCATCGGTAATTGCGATGGCTGGTACGAAGGTTCTAATGGCACCCACGGCAATGATGATGATTCACAATCCACTCACGGCGGTTTTCGGCAATTACGAAGATATGCAGAAAGCCATTGAGATGTTGGACGAAGTCAAGGAATCCATTATCAACGCCTACGAAATCAAGACGGGGCAATCGAGAGCGAAACTTTCCCACCTTATGGATGCGGAAACGTGGATGAACGCCAATAAAGCACTTGAACTTGGTTTCTGTGATGGTCTCTTGGAAGACGAGAAAAAGGGCGGATTGAACGTTGGTTTCGCCTTCTCTCGGAAAGAGGTCAATAACGCATTTATCAACAAGGTCGTAGCGAAAATACCCAAAGCGCCTGAACCTCAAATTGAGGAAACAGGGCGTTCCGTTGACGATCTTAAAAAGGCAATCAAACAAATTAAAGAGGTCATTTAAGGAGGAAAAAATTATGACTTTAAACGCAATGATTGAAAAACGCAAGAAACTTTTGAACACGATGGATGGATTCCTTGATACCCATAAGGGCGTTAATGGTGTCCTTTCCAAAGAAGACGACGCGGTATACGCAGAAATGGAACAGGAATTCAAAGACCTGACGACCGAAATTCAGCGTATGCAACGCCGTGAAGAAATGGAGCGTGAGATGAATAAACCCATCAATACGCCCATTACAGAAAAGCCTATGAACGTACCTTCCACGGAAGCGGAAGAAAAAAAGGGCAGAGCATCCAAAGCCTACAACAAGGCGTTCTGGAAGAAGACGAGAGAAAGAACGGGTTTTGATACCCTTTCCGTTGAAATGAAGAACGCATTGCAAGAAGGCACGGATTCCGAAGGTGGCTACCTTGTACCCGACGAGTTTGAAAATACGCTCGTTCAATCCCTTGAAGAAGAGAATATCGTCAGAAAGTTGGCGCATACGTTCACGACTTCCGCAGGTGATAGAAAAATTCCTATCGTTACGACGAAGGGTACGGCAGCGTGGACGGGTGAGGAACAAGCCTACCACGAAAGCGATGACACGTTCGGTCAACAGAGTATCGGTGCGCATAAGGTAACGACCCTTATTAAAGTATCCGAAGAACTTCTTAACGACTCGGCGTTTGACCTTGAAGGTTATTTCTCGACCGAGTTTGCCCGTCGTATCGGCAACAAGGAAGAAGAGGCGTTCCTTTTGGGTGATGGCGATAATAAGCCCTTGGGTATTCTCTCTGAAACGGGCGGTGCGGAAATCGGCGTAACGACCGCATCTGCAACGGCGATTACGGCAGACGAACTCATCGACTTGTTCTACAGCCTTAATTCTGCATACAGAAAGAACGCAGTATGGCTTTTGAACGACAGCACGATGAAGGTTATCCGTAAGTTGAAGGACAGCAGCGGTCAGTATTTGTGGCAACCCGCACTTCACGAAGGCGGTCACGAGACCTTGCTTGGCAAGCGTATCTACACCTCGCCTTACTTCCCTGAAGTGGCATCGGGCAACAAAACGGTCGCATTCGGCGATTTCTCGTTCTATTGGATTGGTGACCGCCAAGGCATCAATTTCCGCAGATTGAACGAACTTTACGCTACCACGGGGCAGGTTGGGTTCATTGCCTCCAAACGTTTGGACGGTAAACTCATTCTTCCCGAAGCGGTCAAGGTTCTTCAACAGAAAGGTGGCACGACTACCGCCTAACACAAGGAGGATAAGCTATGCTCGAACTTAAGGAAACGAAAGAGTTCTTGCGAATAGATGGGGATGAGGAAGATAACCTCATCTCCACGCTTATTCTCACAGCCCAAACGTTGACCGAGGACGTAATACGCCAAAAATTATCGGAATTCGAGGAAGTACCTGAACCTATCCACCAAGCAATGTTGATTTTGGTTGGAACGCTCTACGAAGAAAGGCAAATCTCGAAAGAAAAGTCGGGTGTTGATATCAAAGAAACACTCGATTTAGTTCGTCGGATGTTGTTTGCGTATAGGAGGACAATGTTTTGAAAATCGGTAGACTAAATCGGCGGATAGATGTTTTGGAATATAAAACCAAGCGCGACGAGTATGGCGGCGAGGAAGGCAAGTGGGAAATAACGGACACACTCTGGGCGAGTATCGAACCCGTAAGTGGAACAGAATTTTTCCAAGCCCAAACCGTCAATGCGGAAACCGTTGTAAAGATTACCGTGCGGTATAATCCCAAGATTACCGTGTTGAACAGAATCCAATATCAAGGCACCGTGTACGAGATTATTGGCGTAATTGATAGTCATACGGCGCACAGGGCTACGGTATTAAATTGCAAGGAGAGAGTGAACGATGGGTTATGCAGCAAAGCAGAAGAAGGTTAAGGTTGGTATTGAAGGTGCGGATAAAATCGTGAAGGAATTAAAAGCGATGGAAGAGAACGCATCCGACGTGCTTATGCAGGGGGCAAAGGCAGGTGGGAAGATAGCACTTGCTGATGCTCGGCAGAATTGCCCTGTGGATACAGGCGCATTAAAAGCAAGCCTTGATTTGACGGAAATGAAAGCAACGGCAACGAAGGCAACTGTAAAAGTTGACTACGATAAATCGCTCCAATATGGAACGCATGTCGAACTTGGTGCAAGGGGCAGACCAGGCAATCCTTTTTTGCGTAATGCGGTGGATAAAAATATCGACCAAATTAACAGAGAAATTGTCAACGTGATTTCCAAGGCGGTGGGGAGGTAAGAATGAAGGATATTTGTCAAGCGCTCTACGAGTATTTGAGTGGAATAACGGAAATCCAAGACCGAGTGCAAGGACGAGTTTATCCCATTCTTCTTCCGCAAGATAAACCCCTTCCAGCAATTGTTTATTCGCCTGTTATAGCGAATTACGATTCCGCTTTGCAAGGGGATACGGGTTTCGTCAAGCAAACGATTCAGTTTGTTTGCCATGACACGACCTATAAACGAACGAGGGAATTATCCCGAATGCTGAAACGAGCATTCCAGGATTTCCACGGAGATATGTGCGGGTTGTTTATTCAAGCCGTATTTATCAAAAGTGATTACGAGTACAACGCAAATACGTCTCTTAAATTTGATATGGGAGAGTATATGTCAAGTCTCGAATTTGAATTCTTTTTCAATGAAAAATAATAGGAGGAACAATTATGGCTATTGCAGGTAAGAACGGTAAAGTCGTGATCGGCGGAAGTTCTGAAAAGGTAGTTGGTATTAAGAACTGGTCGTTGGAGCTTTCGTTGGAAACGCTTGAAACTACCGCCCTTGGTGATGATTGGAAAAATTATATCACGGGCTTGAAAGAATGGACGGCAAGTTCCGAAGGCGATTATAACGTACCGTCGGATACGGCTGGTCAAGAAGCGTTACAGACGGCATTCCTGAACGGCGAAACCGTAACGGTCAAACTGTACGTGGACGGAAAGAACTATTACCAAGGCGAGGCTTATATTTCGAGCCTTTCCATTGAAGACCCTGTGGACGACGTCGTAACAATTAGCATTGAGTTCACGGGTTCGGGCGCACTTTCCTTTGAAAAGGGCGTATAAACAAAAAGGAGTAAATTATGAAGAAAGGTGTAACGATTCAACTTGATAAACCCAGAACCCTTCGCTACGGCATCAATGCTCTTGCGAAAATCGAAGATATCATCGGCAGACCTATTATGGGTCTTGACCTTGAAAAGCTCGGCATCAAAGAACTGCTTGCGATTGTTTACGCAGGTCTTTATCACGAAGATAAAAACCTCACGGTTTCCAAGGTCGGCGATTTGATTGATGATTATTCCGACTTAAACGAAATTGCTGAAAAACTCGGCGAAGCGTTGACGGAGGCATTCGGTAAACCCAAGACGGAAACGGCGGAGGATACCACGGGGGAATAAACGCCGCCACTTTTGACTTATCTAACTTCTGTGATAGGGCTGTCGTGCAACTTGGTATTGACCCGTTGATAATTGGCGAATATACGCCTTACGAGTTAGTGCTTTTAGCCAAGCAAAAGAGGGAACGTGAGCAACAGCAGTTTGAAAACGACCTTGTTTTGGCTTGGCATATCGAGGCTTTCGGTAGGCAAAAACGTCTGCCGAAACTTGAAAAAATATTAAAAGATGCACGGCGAAAGCCCAAGAAAACAGACAGTCGGAGTGATGCCATTTTGAAAGCAATGGCGGCGGAAAAAGGAGTAATTATCGAATAGGAGGGGAATAGATGGCAGTAATAAGAAACCTTGTTGTGAAGATTGCAGCCGACATCTCTTCGCTATCGAAAGGACTACAAAACGCGCAAAAGCAAATCCAGAAAGTTTCGGCGGGTTTTACAAAGGCAGGTACGAAGTTAACGGCAGGAATAACTGCGCCTTTATTGGCGTTAGGGGGAACTGCTATTAAAATTTCAAAGGATTTCGAGCAATCAATGGCAAACGCCGCATCTGTTTCGGGTGCGACGGGCGAAGAACTCCAAGAAATGACAGACCTTGCTCGTCGAATGGGTGCAAAAACGGTCTTCTCGGCATCCGAGGCGGCAGACGCACTTTATTATATGGCATCGGCGGGTTATAAAGTCGACCAGATGTCAAGCTCTATCGAGGCAACGCTGAACCTTGCATCTGCAACCCAAAGTGACCTTGCATTTACAACCGATACCGTTATTTCGGCTCTCAACCAGTTCGGGTTGGAGGCGAGTTCAGCAGAGCGTGTAACGAACGTTTATGCCGCCGCTATCGGTGCATCAATGGCGAGTATGGATAAACTATCCACATCAATGGGGTATATTGGCCCCGTGGCGCATAGCCTTGGATGGGAAATTGAAGAAGTCACGGGTGCGCTTTCGGTTTTGTATAATGCAGGTTATGACGGCTCAACGGCAGGTACTTCGTTAAGACAGGCGCTTGTGGCATTGATGAACCCGACTTCATCGGCAATTAAGGTTTTTGATGAGTTGGGTATCAATTTGGAACAACTTGACCCGACATCAAACGACCTTGCCTCAATTTTGGATACGCTTTCTGCGGCTGGAATGACAACTGCCCAAGCAATGGAAGTTTTCGGCGCAAGGGCAGGTCCTGGTATGTTGGCATTGATGAGCGCCGGTGGTGATGCCGTTCGTGATATGACGGCGGCGGTCACGGGGACAAACAAAGCCAACGAAATGGCTGCACAACAATTGGATACCTTGGAAGGGCAATGGGCGGAATTAACCTCCCAATTGGAAGAAATCGCCATTATGTTCGGTGACGTTTTAATTCCAATTATAAGGCAATTAATAACGAAATACATCACGCCACTCACAACTAAATTAATGGGAATGAGTATGGGGACAAGAAAAAACGTCGTTGTTATTGCTTTGTTGGCGGCGGCGATTGGCCCCTTGTTGCTTGTGATGGGGAAACTTATATCAAGCGTAGGGATGATTGCGAAGGTTGCTTCTGTTCTCTTCTCGAAGGTTGGCTTAATTATTATGATTATTGCCGCCGTTATCGGGGTGTTGATTTATCTTTGGAAAACGAATGAGGATTTCCGAAACTTCGTCAAAAAGGTATGGGATCAGATAAAGAAATTTATTCTTTCTGCGGTTGAAAAAGTCAAGTCGTGGTGGGATAAAAACGGCGAGAAAATAATCAATGAAGCAAAGAAAGCCTTGCAAGCGTTGTGGAATACGGTCAAGTATATTTTCTCGCTTATTTGGAAAATCGTCGTTGAAGTTTTCGGTATCGTCAAGGATATAGTTTTAGACGTTTTGTCTTTAATTGCACAGTTCTGGCAACAGTATGGTGCGAAGATATGGGCAACGGTAAAAAATCTGTTCACGCAGATTTGGAGTATCGTCAAAACCTGCCTTGATATTATCGTGGATGCGGTATTGAAATTTTTAACGTATGTACGACCGATATGGGAAAATATCAAGTCCTTATTTGCCTCGCTTTGGGATACAATCGTTCAACTTTACGAAACGTTAAAGCCGATTTTTGAACTTATCGGTGGGGTGGTCTTGTCGCTTTTAGGCGTTGTCGTTGGCGTGGTTGACGGCATTATTTCTGCACTTGGCCCCTTAATCCAAGCGGTGATAGACGTTGGTAAGGCGGTGTTTGACATTGTCAAGATGGTTTGTGCCTTACTTCGTGGTGACTGGGCAGAGGCTTGGGAATATATGAAGAGCTTTGCCCTTAATATCTGGTCAGCAATAAAGAATATTTTCCTTGGAATTTGGGAGTTCATACAAGGATTCTGCGACGGAATTGGAAAATTTTTCGGGAATCTTGGCGATACAATTGTCAATATTTTTAAGGCTGCCTGGGAAGGCATATCCTCGTTCTTCGTAAATCTCTGGGACGGTATCTGTTCCGTTTGCGGTTGGATTTGGGATAAAATTACGGGGTTGTTTTCAAGTATTGGCGATTTCTTTGCGGATATTATTGCCGATGCGTTCAATTGGGGTAAGAACCTAATTCAAAACATAGGTGACGGTATCGAGGCTGCTTGGGATTGGGTTGTTGACGGTGTAAAGGACATAGGTGGAGCTATCAAGGACTTCCTTGGGTTCGGTTCACCGACAAAGAAAGGACCAGGACATACCGCCGACGAATGGATTCCAAACCTAATGGAAATGATGGCGATGGATATGTATGCAAATATCCCGCTTATCCAAAGAGCAGCAATTCAAGTGGCATCTGCCTTGAACCCGACTTCGCCAAATAAGGCGGTGGTTGGAACAGGCAGCAGTCCTTATGGAGACCTTTTGAACGGTTTATTGCAAGGTATGGTTGCAACCAATAATCCAGGAGGCGAAGAGAAAAACGAAATCGTTATGGAACTTGATGGTCAGACGTTTGCGCGTTTGATTGTTCCAAAATTAACGAGAGAATATAAACGAAATGGTGTCTTTTTGAAGGAGGTATAGGGTGGAATTTTTAAGATTAAACGGTAAAGCCATCAAAGCGCCGAAAGAAATCACAATCTCGCCTGAAAACCTTGATAAGGCGGAAAGAACAATGGACGGAACGATGGTGGTTGACATCATCGGTACGAAAAGGAAGATTGATGCCTCTTGGGAATACCTCTCGAAAGAAGATATGGCGATTTTGGCAAATGCAACACGGAAAGAAACTTTTACGCAGGTAACCTTCCACGACAAAACTACGGCAGAACTTATTACGATAACCGCAAGAGCAGAGGGGCTTACGTATAGCCCTTTCTACGACTGGGCGAAGGATAAACTTCTGTGGAAAGGTGTGGCGGTTACCTTTAAGGAAAAGTAAGGAGGGGAGTATGGAATATTCAGACAATCCTCGCAAAATTTACGGAAAAGTCGAAATCGTCTATTCGGATGCGGATATCAGTAAAGACCTTGAAACGACCGAAAGCGGAAATTCTGAAATCAGCCATCCGCAGGAAATTTATCGTGGGTATGCAACGCCCACAGTACGTGCTTGCACGATGGACGGGAACTGTACTATGGACGGGTCTTGGTTTATGATAGACGATTCGTGCAAATGTGGGTGGTGGAGTGGCTCACTTTCCGATGGGAATGGTGTGTTTGCAACGCCACCTTTTATTGAGCTTGCGTTCGTTCAACGACCTATTATTTCTTGGAAAATTAAAGGAGATAGCAAGCTCGAACAGTACCCTGTTGATTTTAGAATTGATTATAAAAGGAACGGAACAATAGTACGGAGCGAAAACATAGTCGGGAATGACTTGTTGGAAGTTTTGTTGACTCCAAAAATTGAGGACATTACGTCTGTTCGGATGACTATAACGAAGTGGAGCAAGGGCAATGCGTGTGCAAAAATAATGCAGTTTTATGAAACCTTGTTTGAAACGTATGAAGGCGATGCGATGCAGATGTTTGAGGTCAACGAGGAACTCGGTGCAGCAGACGGCAATTACAATATTAACTCTGATACGATGACCGTCTCGATTTATAACGAAGAGCGAAAATTCGACAAGGGATACTTGCGTTCCTTAACGGTGCTTGACCGAAAGGTGATGCCGTATTTGGGAATAGAAAAGGATGGGAAAATCGAGTATACGGCACTTGGCACATTTTATTCCGACGAATGGCAAGTCAGCCAAGATAGTCAATGGGTCAAATGCAACGCCGTCGATAAGTTGATGCGATTGCAGACAAAGACCTATGTGGGTTTTCCTTTGACAAATAACGCTACCATGTACGAGATTACGGAGGATATTTTGCAGAAGGGTGGGTTAACACCAAGCCAATACATTATATCCGAAGAATTAAAGAATATGGTAGTCCCGATGGCGTTTATTCCAAAAATTTCTGTTTGGGATGCTTTACAGGAAATCGCAAACGCGGGACTTTGTAAAATTTATATGGATAGGCAAGATAGAACGATTGTCAGGGCGGAGAGTGAAGTACCGATTGAGGAAACGGTTCGTATTTCTCCGAGCAATATGTTCACTTACACGAGCAATATCACGCTGACGGAATTCGCAAACAGCGTAAATGTGGAATACTGCGAAATTACATTGTCGGATGATTTAGTGGATACGGCAGAAATCGAAGTTGTTTTGAATCCATATGAAAGCAAAGTTGTTGAATGCGATTATACTTCCGATATTGCGTATGCCTCTGCGGTTTCTGATAATTCAAAGGTGCGAATCAGTAATTTTACAAGTGGCGTTAATGCAGGGACTATGACGGTAAGCAACACATCGGGCGAGTACGCAACGGCAATTATTACAATATCCGGCAACGCAATAGAGGTAAACTCCAAGAAGATAAATAAGCAAGATGCCGAAAGTGTGGACAATTTCGGTGTAATAGAATATACGCACCCCGCAAGCGAGTTGGTTCAAAGTAGCGAACACGCTGTCCATATCGCAAATATTTTACTTGGAAAAATGAAAGCAAATCAAGGAAACATCACTACGACGTGGCGTGGTAATCCTGCGTTGCAATTGGGTGATAGTTATGAGTGCGAGGATCGTTTCGGCGATACAAATAAATTGATTTGCGAGTATAACAAATTTAGCTTTGACGGGGGATTGAAACAAGAAACCCGTGGAAGGAAGGTATAGGAGGTAGAGAATGGCAACTTGGAAAACTCCAAACACGAGTCATACGGTTGAAGACCAGGTTACGCCAGATATTTTTAACACGCTGGCGGAAAATGAAATTTATTTGAAAGACACTAAAATCGTCAGTTCGCAGGTTCAAGATGGTGCGGTTACGAGTACGGAGAGTACGACCCGTGCAAACATCTCAAGCGGTGATACTGTTAAGGTTGCGTTTGGAAAACTGCGGAAATGGTTCTCTGATTTTGGTGTTCTTTGCTTTTTAGATAAGGTTGACACCGACCAAATCGAGGCAACTTCGGTAACAATGGGTAAAATTGCAAGCAATGCTGTCTCTACGGGTAAATTAGACGGACTTGCAGTTACGACGGCGAAAATTGCAAATGCCGCCGTAACGGATGTAAAACTTGCGGTAAACTCCGTCATAACAGAAAAAATACTCGATTTGGCAGTAACAACATCGAAACTTGCCGACCTTGCAGTAACGAGTGCAAAGCTCGCAACAAGTGCGGTTACAACGGCTAAAATTGCCGATTTAAACGTGACAACGGCAAAGTTGGCGAATGGTTCGGTGACCACGGCGAAACTCGCTGATGGGGCTGTTACCGATGTAAAAGTGAGCGATGTTGCAGCAAGTAAAATAACGGGGCTTGCCGCAGTTGCTACGAGTGGGAAGTATAGCGATTTAACAGGTACTCCTTCCTTTAGCTCGTTCACTTTAACAAGAGGAACTTATACCGTAGATAAGCAATACAACATTCCTGCGACGGGTTTGTATTTGCCTTTTATCAAATTCACAAACAATGCAGGTTATGTAAGTGTTTCTTGTATGGGTACGTTTTCAAATAAAACAGGGCAAGTCAATCCAAGTTATAGCTCGATTTCGTCAATATACTATAGCGGACAAAAGCAGATTCAGTTGAGATGTGTTTACGTAAGCTCGACGGCGCTACGATATGAAGTATACATTTCAAGTAATGCTACCACAGCTCCAAGCACGCTTTGGACGGATTATTCCGATAGCGGGACTTTAGAGTTGATTATGTATAAAATCGACAACTTCTCGGCGATTTGGTAAGTTATAAGGGGTGGAAGAATGCTGACGGTAGTAAAAGGCGATATTTTTGAATTCTGCGTTGCGATGTGCAATGTCGACCCCTATGCGGTAAAGAAAGTTGAGTTTTCCAGCCGTGATTTGGGCGTAATCCACGAAGCGTTTTATGACGATGGTGTGTACCGTGTACGCATTCATGGTGAGGTTACAAAGAATTTCCCCGTTGGATTTGCAAAATACGATGTTACGGTCACGTTAATCGATGATGAGCGTTTGACCGTGAAAGTGAACGAGAGAGTTCAAGTCTTGGAAAAACGAAACGAGGTGTGAAATGAATAAAGAACACGGAATTATGATTTGTCCAGGCGTAACGGTCTCGGACAATTATATTCGGCTTACGAACAAGCCAAAAATAAACGGGATTGAGTTATGTGGAAATAAAACTTCTACGCAACTCAATCTTTTATCTAACCAAATCGGCGAATATAGCGAGATAGACCTTGCGACAGCAGGCAACGACTCCTATATGCTCGTATTCCCTCAAGCGGGTCAGCCGAGTAAAGTACGGGTGGGGGATATCAAGTCGGGAATGTTTTCCACAACGGAAGCGGTAACCGAAGAAACAGTAGAAACGATGGAAGTCGGTGAATTTATATTCAAAAAATTGGAGGATTAAAAAATGGCACAAACGACTAACAAATTTCAAATTATTCAGAAGGTAAGCGAAACAGACACGATGGTTCTTCATCCAGAAACGGATGCGAGTATCGTAAAATATGACGGTACAACGTCGGGGTTGAGTGCAACCGATGCAAAAGCGGCAATTGACGAGCTTGCAAGTCAAATTGATGATATCACGGGTGGCGGTGTTGTTACTGGTATCAAGGGTAATACGGAAAGCACTTATCGAAAAGGTCAAGTAAATCTTACCGCTGCAAATATCGGAGCAGAAACGGCGGGGACTGTAGCAACACACAATAGCAATACTTCTGCGCATACGGATATCCGCAATTTAATTACGGCGGCACAGAATAAGGCAAATCAAGCCTACACGCTGGCAGAAGGTAGGGCAAGAGCTGTGGCGTTTGATACGCTTGATTCGGTAAAAACGAACTTGAAATCGGCATCGAATTCGGCTTATAAGGTTGGCGATCACATTCTTATCAAGGCAACAAATACGCCTGATTATTGGATTTCCGCAATCCTTACGAGCAACACGGGCGATTATGGTTATTACGAGTTGACCGCATTGGAAACCCCGAAGGTTGACCTTTCTGGGTATCAGACCAAAACGGACAGCTCTTTAACGACCACGGCAAAAACTGTCGTTGGGGCGATTGGCGAAGTCAAAACGACAGCGGATTCCGCATTGAGTAAGGCAACGACCAATGCCACGAATATTACTAATATTATCAACGGCACGACGGTTGTGTCGAAGGCTACGTCAGCGACTTCGGCAACGAGTGCAACTACTGCAACGAGTGCGGGGAAGTGGACAACTGCAAGAACAATTGGTGTAACGGTCGGTTCTGGTACGAAGAGTGATGGTAGCACGGCAATTACAGCAACGGGGTCTCAATCGGTTGACGGTTCGGCAAATAAGACCATTTCCGTCACGCTCGGCGATAGCGGTGTTGCTGCAGGTGTGTATAGTGCGATTCAGGTCAACTCGAAGGGTATCGCTACGGCGGGTGGACAAATCATAGAAATTGGTTCTGCAAGCCAAACTTCGCCGAGTGCTGACCTTGCAACAGGCGGAATTTTCTTCAAAATGATTTCTTAATAGGAGGTAGTTATGCCATACAGACCGACAATTAAAAATAGTGACGGCACGTTAACGGATTTGCCTTTAGAAGCTGAAACGGCTGTAAAGTTGAAAACGGCAAGAAGTATTTCGTTGTCTGGCGTAACGGCAACCGCACAGTCTTTCAATGGTGGTTCAAATATAACTATTCCTATTACGGCAGTACCAGGTACGCTTTTAACGGGTTCAACGACAATCAGCACTTCGGGTAATGCAGGAACGGCTACGAAACTTGCTACCGCGCGGACAATTGGGTTAAGTGGAGTAACTGCCACCGCCCAGTCGTTCAACGGCTCGGCAAATATTACAATCCCGATAACAGCTGTTCCCGCAAGTCTTTTGACAGGAACGGCATCGATAAGCACAACGGGCAATGCGGCAACGGCTACGAAAGCGACAAACGCAGATGCGATTTTTAAGAATTCGAGTGGAAGTTACTTGACTGCAACCATTGATTCAAGCGGTTATGCCCAGTTGAGCGATGGCTCTACGGTAAGACGAAAAAAGCCTTTGTATGTGTCAACCATAGGCACGTATTATGATGATTATCAGATTTTATCGGGGGATACCTTTCCAACTGGCGGTAAACTCTATGAAATCATCTATGAAGATAACGGGATAAGTCAATATTTTAGGTATAGATTTCCTACGACAACAAGTGGGACTCTTACTATTTATTTCTCGTTGCTTTTCAATGTTCATAAGAGTACCTATGATTTTAGGATACAAGAGGCAGGCAGTAGCACGACCTATAAGTCTATGAAGTGGGTTATTGACTTTACAAATAAAACAGTAAAGCAAACGAAATATTCGGGTGGTTCGTGTGCGGCAACAACGGTGTACTTTAAGGGAATATATGAATTGATTGAACAAGGAGGAGCGTAAGAATGAAGATAGTACCTATCAGTAAACACGAATATCGGGTTTTTCCGATAAGGGAAGACGAACCGTATCTTGAAATTACGGAAAAAGAATATCAAGGATTGGAAATGCAAACGCATTGTTTCAACGATGACTTGTCTGCTGTGATTGAATACGTGAAATCGACAGAAGAATTGGAGCTTGAAAGGGTGCAGGAGCGTAATTTTCAAATTCGCATAAGAATTAGCGAATTAAAGAGTCAGTTGGCGCAGACCGACTACAAGACCTTGAAGTTGTTTGAAGGATTGATTACGGAAGAAGAGTATCTGGAAACTCGTGTACTTCGTGAAAGCCTTCGAGCGCAAATTAATGACCTTGAAAGCCAAATCGTGGAGGTGTAAAGTGGTTGCAATCATTATCAGTATTACGGGAAGCATTGTCAGCGGGATGGTGCTTTTTTTCTTGCAGAGATTTTTCAAGAAAAAGGCAAAGACGGATGAGGAAAGGGATGAGGCGAAGAGAAAAGAGAATATTCTCATCCTTAAAAGTATCGATGCGGTGGGGAAACTCACCTATGCTGATGCCATTGCAATTCGTGATGGCAAGACGAACGGGGAAATGAAGACCGCAATTGAGGCATATAAAAAAGCCGACGAAGAACTTTATAATTTCCTACTCGAACAGAATGCAATGAAATAAGGAGGACAATATGAAGAAAATTAATGGTGTTTTATTTTGGATTTTATCCTTAACCTGGGGACTTCCTATGACCCTCGTAGGCGCTTTGGTGGCGCTTGCATTGCTCATAACGGGGCATAAACTGAAACGTTTCCAGCACTTCATTTATTTTGAAGTTGGGTATAATTGGGGCGGATTTGAGGTCGGCGGATTCTTCGTTGTGGATAAATACGCAAGCGAACGCACAAAACGCCACGAGGCTGGACACGGCATACAGAATATTATCCTGGGGCCGTTAATGCCGTTCTTGGTGAGTATCCCTTCGGCAACGAGATATTGGTATCGTGAGTATCTTGTTAGGAAGAAAAAGAAACTTCGTAGTGAATTGCCCCCGTATGATTCCATCTGGTTTGAAGGGTGGGCAACGAAACTTGGAGATAAATATTACAAGGAGGCAGTATAATGGAACAATACTTAGAATTGATTTCCGTCCCTGCGATTGCAGCGGTGGTCTATTGGATTATCAACATCATCAAAACTGCTGTTAAAAGCGAGAAGTTCAACCGATTTATTCCTTTGATTGCGGCGGTTCTTGGTGTGATTAGTGGGGTCGTTTGTTTTTATGCGATTCCGTCTATCATTCCGGCACAGAACGTGATTGTTGCAATCATTATCGGTGGCGCAAGTGGTTTGACGGCAACTGGTACGAACCAAATCATCAAGCAATTGACGAAGTCCGACACCGAAAATAAAGAATAATTGAATAAAGCAAATAAAGCCTATCTGGAACTTCTTCTTGGTAGGCTTTATTTTTTTTATCTGCGCATATGATTGTAATTGAATAATTTGTAAATCTATGTTATAATTAACTCACCGATAAATAAGAATTTGCAGGTGCGAATGATGAAAACTTTATATATGATTGGTGGCACTATGGGAATTGGAAAAACAACTGTGTGCCAACAGCTTAAACAGGATTTGCCGAATAGCGTATTTCTTGACGGAGATTGGTGCTGGGATGCAAGTCCGTTCCAAGTAACCGATGAAACAAAAGCAATGGTGACAAATAATATTTGTTATGTACTCAATAATTTTCTGAAGTGTTCTGCATACGAGAATATCATTTTTTGTTGGGTGATGCACGAGCAGAGTATTATCAATTCCATACTTGAGAAGCTGGATACACAGAACTGTGAGGTGAAATGCGTCTCGCTTGTAGCGGATGAAAAGACTCTGTGTGAAAGATTGGCAATGGATGTAGAAAGAGGTATCCGTTCAGAAGATATAATTGAGCGAAGCATAGCAAGAATACCGATGTATCAAGCACTCAATACCATTAAAATTGATACCAACGCCAAAACCGTGGCTATGATTGCCAATGAGATAAAGCTGTTGTAATACCGTCAAATTCCAATTTATCGAGTTTAATCAAAATTGAATATTTGCGTAAGGTAGCCTATCTGGAACTTTTTCTGGGTAGGCTTTATTTTTTTGCCTAATATACCCTTAAAAAATGGTTCTTTTTTCTCCGTATCTTGAAGGAGCGTGAAATAATATGACGAACGAAGAAAAAAATAAAATCATTGAACTGTCCCAACAGGGGCTTGGATACACAAAAATTGCAACGCAGGTGGGTTTGTCCCCAAACAGCGTAAAAACATTTTTAAGAAGGCAGAAGGAACATACTTCGTGCCGGTGTTTACAATGTGGGACGGAAATTACGAGTATGCCGCATAAAAAGGAAAAGAAGTTCTGCTCGGCTGTTTGCCGTATGCGTTGGTGGAACGAGCACCAAAAGCAAGTGAACAGAAAGGCATACTATACCTTGACGTGCGAATGCTGTGGCTCTACCTTTGTCACGTATGGGAATGCAAAGCAAAAATTCTGTTCTCGTAAGTGTTTTGCTAATTATCGGAGGAAAGAAAAATGATGGAAAATCAAGAGAATATTTTAAGATATACCTTGGCGGTAACAATGGCAGAATCGATGCTTGAAAAGGGTATTATTTCCAAGGACGATTATAATAAAATTGAACAGAAATTTTGCGAAAAATATTGTATCAATTTATCGTCTATATTCCGCAAAATCGCTGGATAATATTCTCTTTTAGAGGTAATATACACATACCAAAAAAGGAGGGTATTATGGCAAGAATTGTTCAAGTAATTCAACCTACGAAAAACATAGGAATTGAATATTTGAATGTTTGTGCGTATGCGAGAGTTTCAAGTGGAAAAGATGCAATGATGCATTCGCTTTCCGCGCAAATCAGCTATTACCAAACATACATTCAAAGAAAGCAAAACTGGCGTTTCCGTGGGGTATATGCGGACGAGGCAATTTCGGGGACGAAAGACAACCGTGAATGCTTTAATGCAATGCTTGAAGAGTGCCGAAAGGGGCATATTGATTTAATTGTTACGAAGTCAATTTCAAGATTTGCAAGAAACACGATTACGCTTTTGGAAACGATACGAGAGTTAAAGGATATAGGTGTTAACGTTTACTTTGAAGAACAGAACATCAACACCCTTTCGGCGGAAGGGGAAGTGCTTTTGACTTTGTTGGCATCCTACGCACAGGAAGAAGCTCGTTCGGCAAGCGAAAATCAAAAATGGAGAGTGCTGTTGAATTTCAAACAAGGTAAACCTTGGTGTTGCACTATGTTTGGATATCGTCACGAAAAGGGGAAGTTTTATATCGTCGAGCGTGAGGCAGAAATCATTCGATGGATTTATAAATCTTACCTTGAAGGGCGTGGAACGACAGCAATCTCTAATGACCTCGCCGCTTATGGGGAAGTTGGTAGGAAGGGGCATTTATTTTCAAAAGGTTCAGTTATGAAAATTCTTCGGAATTATGCTTATACGGGAAACTTGATACTTCAAACGACCTATCGAGAAAACTATATGACAAAGGTTCGTAAAAAGAATGAAGGTCAACTTCCAATGTACCAGGCAGAAGATACGCACGAGCCGATTATAGACCTTGCTACTTTTAAGGAAGTACAAGCAGAAATTGCTCGGCGGAAAGAAGAGTTTGCGCCAAAAAAAGAAAAGGGCAGGTATGCGTTCACGGGGTTAATCAAGTGCGAAAACTGCGGAAAGGGATTTAGGCGCAAGACGACGGCAACCAGAGTTGTTTGGATATGCTCGACCTTCAATACAAGGGGAAAGATGTATTGCCATGCAAAACAAATCCCCGAAGAAACGCTTGAGAAATTAACGGCGGATTTAGACCTTTCGACCGTAAAAGAAATCAGGGCGGCGGAAGGGAATAAACTAACCTTTGTTTTTAAAGACGGAAAGGAAGAAATACGGTATTGGAAAGACCGTTCGAGAAGTGAGTCTTGGACGGAAGAAAAACGGAAAAAAGCAAGTGAAGACGCATATAGGAGGGAATATAAATGCCGAAAGTTACAATAATACCAGCAACAAGAGATTTCCATACAGGAAACCTTAAAAACGATTTGAGAAAAAAGCGAGTGGCTGCCTATGCTCGTGTTTCCACGAATAGCGAAGAACAACAGACTTCCTATGAGGCGCAAGTAGATTATTATACCAAATACATCAAAAGCAGACCCGATTGGGAGTTTGTTGATGTTTATACAGATGAAGGTATAACCGCAACCAACACAAAAAAGCGTGAAGGCTTTAAGGAAATGGTGGAAAACGCCCTTGCGGGAAACATAGACCTAATCATCACAAAATCGGTCAGTCGATTTGCGAGAAATACGGTTGACAGCTTAACGACGATCCGTAAGTTGAAAGACAAGGGTATTGAAGTTTTCTTTGAAAAGGAAAATATTTATACCTTGGATAGCAAGGGGGAGTTGGTATTAACAATTATGAGTTCCCTTGCCCAGGAAGAAAGCAGAAGTATTTCGGAAAACGTAACTTGGGGCAGAAGAAAGCAATTCGCCGACGGGAATGTCTGCTTGCCCTATAAACATTTCCTTGGATATAAAAAGGGCGAAGACGGCAAACCAGAAGTTGTTCCTGCAGAGGCGGCGATTATACGATTGATTTATATGCTTTTCCTTGAAGGGAAAACGCCAGGGGCGATTGCGGATTACTTAACGGAACAAGGCTTTCCCACGCCGACAAATAAAAGTAAGGTGTGGCACTTGAAAACGGTAGAGAGTATTCTCACGAACGAAAAATACAAAGGTTCGGCAATTCTGCAAAAGAAGTACACCGTCAATTATTTGGAAAAGAAAATGGCGGTAAACGACGGGCAAGTTCCTAAATATTACATTGAAGAAAGCCACGAGGCGATTATCCCCCCTGGCGAGTTTGAAATGGTACAAGAAGAAATGAAACGCCGCAAAAGTTTATCGAGAAAATATAGTGGTTCAACCTTGTTTGCATCAAAGATTATTTGTGGAGATTGCGGTTCGTATTTTGGCGCAAAGGTGTGGCATTCAAATACAGAATACCGTCGAGTGATTTATCGATGTAATGAAAAATACGAGAAGAAAGGCGCACCCAGGTGTTCGACGAGCCATCTTTCCGAAGACGAAATTAAGAACGGTTTTGTACGAGCGTTGAATATTTTGATTAACGAAAAGCAAGTAGTGTTGGATGATTGCAGATTACTATTTGATACGCTGACGGAAACAACGGAATTGGATGCACAAATTGAAATGCAAATGGCAGAGCGAGAATATGCTATGGAAATTTTGAAGAAATGCGTTGAGGATAATGCGATAAAAGAGCAGAGTCAATTAGAATATTGGAAACGCTACGATGCCCTTGCGGAACGTTACGAGGCGGAAAAGAATAAACTTGAAAAACTCCTTGCTTTAAAAGAAGAACGCAAGCACAAGGCGGAATTGATAGGCGCGTTTATGTTTGAGTTAAGCGAAATGGACGGAATAATTGAGAATTTCGATGCTCGGCTTTGGTTTTTCACGGTTGAAAGAGTGGTTGTTACCGAAGGCAAGAAAATGACATTTGAAATGAGAAACGGTGCAAAAATTGCCGTGTGAGGATGCGTAAAAAAAGTAGGCGCAACCAAAAATAGAGAAAACTCCTGTTAAACGCAGGAGTCTTTTCTTTTATAAATCGTCAATAGAACTTTGGAACGGAAAGGAAGGTTCGATTGCATCCGTATCATCTTCGTCGTCTTCATCTGCATCGCCTTCATCGATTTCGTCAACATCTTCTGTGGTAATATCTTCCTTTTCCGTGTCATCATCGGGGTTGAAAGAGGGCGAATAGTGGTTTTCTTCGTCTTCATCATCCAAACCTTCTGCATCGTAGCCTTTTGCGTAGAGCATACCAATAGGTAATCGGAATAAGTCGCTTTTCTTCTTTCCGTTATAAATTATTACCATTGCTTCTGCATATCCAAGGGTGCCAGAACGTCTTTCCTTGGCGGTTCGCGCAATGGTTTTTATGGATACTGCGCCTAATTTTTCCTTAAAAATCTCGTCATCCAAACGGTCTCGGTAGGTATTGACAAGTTTTGCAACCGCCCTTAAAACATTTGCAGAAAGGGAATTAGAATCGCCTTCCCACGCCGCAATAACCAAACGAAGCGTGCGATTAAGGGTTTGATAACCATATTTAGTATAAATGGATTCCAATGATGAGATTGCACAAATAACGCCAGGAGCCTTTGTTAAACCGATGGTAAGGTTGTAAGATTCGACCAAATCTCGTATTAAGAGCTGTTGGTGGTTTCCCGCCTCAAGGTGCGCCATGAAGATTTCATAAGGGAGCAGGGGTTTAACGAATTTCTGCTGATTGGCAAAGATGTCGGCTTCGTTTTGATATTCGAGATCGTCATAAACCATGCACCATACAGGGGTTTCGCGAGAACCCGAAACACGTGCAATAATCTCGATGGTATGCTGTCCGTTGAAAACATAGTTAATTCCGTCACGCTTACTAACTTTTACGGGATTGATTTGGTTAAGGTCGAAGTTTTCTGCGGCCTTTTCAATATGAGCAATCGAAAGATTTCTTTGATAATCTTGGTTCGATACAAGGTCTTTAATGGGAATAAGTTCAAAATGAACTTGTGGCACGTACATACTATAATCACTCATTTTCTACTCTCCGATGCAAGGAAGTAAAGCACTTCCACTATTTTATTTTCTAATTCTTGTAAAACTCTCATCAATTTTGCCCTTGCCTCTGTGGACGTGAGGTCAATTTTTGTATTTGTTTTCATACGATTAATTGAACTTATCCACATAGGTATCGTTAAGGATAACTCGTTAAGAGAGGCGTCTGGGTCGAATTTAGGCATATCCTTGATGGAAGGCTTACTGACAACTGGTTGCGGGTTTGGCTGTGCGGAAGTTTCATCAAGCAGATACCTTGTCCGCTTATATTGGACGAAAGGAACGCTGTTCTCTTTGATACGTTGGTGTATTTTTTTCATTTCCGCAGGGGAGAGCTTTGAAATTGCGATAATGTTTTCGTGGGAAATTTTATATCTTCCTGACAAAATTTTATGGGCAAGGTCTGGCTCATGTGATTTGATAATATCGATTGCTTTCGTGAAAGTGGAATACTTATGTACCGTAGCGTGGGTGATATGGTTTTCATTGGCGATACGTTGTGCGGTTTTATGCCGAGAGGCACTTTCTACAACGTTGAAATCGGCAGGTAAATCATCTTCTGGGGGAATGGTATATTGATTGTTCCCCGTTGGGTTTTTGGATGCGTTGACGATTTTTTCCGACTCATACTGTCGACCGATTAAGTATCGACGGCTTTCATCTGACAAATTCCTGCGGCCGAGTTGATTTTTGCATATCCAAGCAATGGCTTCTTCTCGGCAAGAAAAGTCCATTTCCATCACTTCAAAAGGGATAGCGTTTTTGGAGCAGATTTCATAACGATTATGCCCGTCAACGATAATTCCATTCCAAGTAATGATAGGGTCTCGGCAACCATCTGCTTTAATATTTTCTTCTAATTGCACAAATTCCTTCCGTTTAAGTGGACGAATAATTGTTTTAAATTCCTCGTCGATTTTAAGAAGGCGGAGTTTCTTTTCCATCGGTCTTTAAGCCTCCAACTCGACTTTTTCGACGTTGTCAAACGCAAAAAGTGCGACTTTTTTTGCCTGATTTACTTCGCCTCGCAAACGATAACAAGTTGTTCTGTCTGTCCAACCCAAAGCCTTGAATAGCTGTTGGGTTAATGCAAAGCTGTAAATTTCATAGCTATTGTCTTTGCAAACGTGGCTATTGATGGTGATGCACCCAGGCTCTTCGTTGGGGATGCTGCGAACAGCAAGCATTCTGGTGTCGGGGTTGACAAGCAAATGAATATACTTGGGCGAACCGAGTTCCTGTAATAACGTTTTATAAAAACGCATTCTGTATTTTCGTGGGTCGATAGAAATAATTGCAGTAGACATAAAATGTCCTCCTTATTAAACAATGGATTGTTGAACCACCGCAGGAACGTTATCGGACGGTTGTTCGGAAGGCGGTTCGGGCGGAGGTGTAGCGGGTTTATTGGCTTCTTTAATAGAATAAACGGCGTAGCCTTCAAAAATGTTTATACGCATGGTTTGTTTATGCTCGTTCAAAGTCATACCGAACTGATTCTGCCAATTAGCAGGATAAATTGCGGTACGAGATGTTTTCGGCTTTTCGCCTTCTCTGACTGTGCGTTGATAAACTTCCGTAGCGGTTAAATCGAATACGAGTAAATATTCGCCGTTTGCGTGGATGAGTTTGCCGAGGATTTTATACTTATAATGCGGATTCCATCCCATCAAATCTACGATTTTTGCGAAGAAAATCTTGCAAGTAATAGAACGAGTTTTGCGCTTTCCGTTGGAAGGATTACACCAAGGGAAAGAGTCTCTTGCGCCTTCTTCGCAGGGGCGCAGAGCAAGAATTTTCTTTTCACGATTCACGAGAACCTGGGCGTAGTTTGCATTCGGGAATTTAGACAAACACGCTGCGTTCGCAAAGAATTTACATTCATTAAAGGTAATAGAGGGTTCTTTAAGGTGGGCGAAGAATTCACGTCTTACGACTTGGAAGTCGTCGAAGTCAAAGTCTTCACTCATATCAAGTAATTCATCCGTTTCCTTTAATTTAGGCGTTTGCTCGTCCGAAGACGGGGTAGGCAGATCGGCAGGGGAATCGTCCTGCACCTTTTCTAATAATCCTGCTAAAACATCTTTTTTTTCATTCATCTCATCCATTTCGTTTTACTCCTGTAATGAAACACCGCTTAATTCGGCGTGTATGTATTTTTTAAGTACGTCAAAGCCAGTCACATTGATACGTTTTCCCGTTTCATAGAGTTGACCTTGTAAGCGTAAATTCCAGTCTTGCTCGTTCTGGGTATCGAGCGTGTCAAGTGTTAATTCGTGCAAATAATAGTCCTTCCCAAATGAACTCGTCCACTCTTGAGGGATAGCTCGTATTCTTTTGCCAGCCGTGGTTAGCGGTTTGGCTTGTTCGCTCTGTTCGTCTGGCGTAGCTCGTTCAAGCATATGTGGATTAAGGAAAGCCTCCGAGTTCTGGGCATCGAAAATATAAACGAGTTCGTCGTCTTTTTCATAGATAGACCCGATTATTTTATAGCGACAGTCCGTATTCCAAGAAAACAATTCAAATAGTGTATCGTTGAACGCTGCCGAAGAGATATCTTTGGGAACATACTTCTTCATTGAGAGCTTGGAGCAATGAACGCCGTGGCGGTTATTTGCATCTGTGGCGCGAATTGCAAACTTCTTCTCAATAGGGTGGATAAGCAATTCAATATAATTTTTTGCGCCGAATTTACGGATGATTTCCGTGCTGAACTTGATTTTCTTACTGCCGAATGAAACAGAAGGTTTGCGGAAAGTATCGAAAAATTCCGAACGGGTAACTTCAAAACCACGCATATCAAAATCACCGGCAGAGAACTCGATTTTCAAATCTTCGTCTTTGCTTTGGGTAGGAACGCTTTCCGTGCCGTCAGCTTCGGTTATATAAACGCTTTGAGATGCGTTGATATAGTCGGTAAATTTGAAACCAGCCCAGCGTGGATTGATGGATACAAAACCTTTCAATTTACCTTCTTCGATTACTCGAAGTTCAGGCAAAAAAGCCTTATTCCTAAACTTTGCGTTGTCGAGCATATGCTGAACGGCGATAAAGTCATCTCTGGACACGATAGCCTCGTGGTGATTAAAATATCGGCTTTGCGGTCTTTTTCCGTAATTCTTTTTAGACTTGTGATCGTGGTAATCGGGGGTGTAGGTTTTTCTTGTCAATACATCCCCACAATGACGTTCATTTCTTAATATTTGAACCACGCCGTTTGCCGTCCATTTCACGTTTCCAAGATAGGACTTTCGTTCGAGGGCGTTCAATGCCTCGGCGATATGCTTTGTGGAATAGCCGTATAAATACATATAAAAGACCAGTTTAACGGTGGGGGCTTCGTCCTCATTAATGACGAGATTGCCTTCGGCATCGTGCGTGTAACCGAGCAGTTTCGGAGTAAGAGGGATACCGTTATCCAAACGCATACGAAGGGATGTTTCCATACTTCGACTGCGGGTATGAGATTCTTCTTCCGCCATTGTTGCTTGGAAGGTGAGAGCCAATTGCGCATCGTCATTCAAAGAGAAGATTGCTTCGGATTCAAAGAAAACGCCTACCCGACGTTTAAGGTGCGCAAGGCTACGGACAACGCCAATGAAGTCTTCCAGGTTTCTGGCGAAACGAGAGACGCTTTTCGTGATAATCATATCGAACTTACTTGCTTTGGCATCTTCAATCATCTGCATGAACTCTTGACGGTGTTCCTTATTCGTACCGCTTTTTCCTTCGTCGGCATAAATTTTTACAAGTGTCCAGTTAGGGTGCTGACGGACGAAATCTTCATAATACTTCTTCTGTAATTCAAAGGATGTTGTTTGGCGAATATCGTCAGTTGAAACACGAACGTAAATAGCAACACGCTGATGGATGTCATTATCATAGTAATCCGTTTCCTTTTCGGCGGGTATGTATTCGTAATTATCGGGGTCAATCCGTACTTGCATACGTTGACGGGTCTTCGCCTTCTTTTGGGCGAGGAGTTCTCTTTTTTCTATATCAATCATTTTGCGCTATTCCTTTTAGGGGTTCTTCGTTATCGTCGGGAAGGAGTTTCCAGTTCTCGGACGGGAAGAAGAAATCTTTGTCCGAAGTGTCACTACGATAATAGGTGGCAAGCGTGAAGATGTCTTCTGATGCGAAGTACATTCCAATAGGGTGGGGCAACGCTGCGAAATATCGTGCGAGTAAAGTGAGTTCCATCATATCCTTGGAAACGTTAGATACCTTTTGCGTAATGATAAGGTCAACCTTGCCTTCCATACAGTCGTTCAACAATCGACTCCATTCGGGGGCGGATTCCATATAGGGAGCAGTAGCACCTTCGTCGATATAAAATCCAACGAACGTCCACTTGGGATATTGTGCGAGGACATCCTCGTATTGCTTTTTATGGTAGTCGAGATAATTCTCGTACTTGGTTTGATTGAAGTAGCGAATATAAACTCCGACTTTGAATGGTTTTGCTGGGTTCGGCGTTTCGTGTCGAATCGTTTTTAACCACGCAGAATGTTTGGCAACTTTCTCACCGTGTTTTGTCGTTGGGATAAAAGACGAGCCTAACTGCGCCAACGGCGTGATCTCCGTTGTATGGGCGCAAGAAACCAAGCTGGTGTCATCCGCCTGCATTAATTCCGTTGAATTCTCTGTATTTTTACTCTCTTGCATATCTGCCTCCATTACATTTATATCAAGTATAAGGCATTTGGAAGAAATTGGAAATCGACCATAGGTTAAATCGTAAACCACGAGTTTATGTTTTTGGAAAAATTTTACAAAAAATAAGAGACAGCAGCGAACTGCTATCTCTTTTTGTCGTTTATTGGGATAATTTAATTGTTAGCTCGAAGGGTTTCTTTTAGATTTTTTACGAATTTAAGGATTGTTTCCATCTCTGTGGGGGAGCAATCGGATAATAAAGAAGCGAACTCTGTTTGATAAATGTCGTTTACCTGCGGAAGATCGGGACGGATGAGGCTGTCTGAGGAAATTTCCAAGGCTGTGCATATAGCGATGAGTGAGGTAACACGGAAATTTGCTTTACCGCGTTCAATATCGCTTATATTCGACACTCCAATTTTTGTTTCAAAGGCGAGGTCTTCTTGACTCATATTTTTTTCAAGACGAGCCGAACGAATGCGCTGACCTATAGCCTCCAAAATAATTTTTACATTGTCCATGGAATTGTCTCCTTTGCCTTTTGACTATGTTCTTGCATAAATTTTATCACTTTTTGACAAAGTAGTGAAATGCCAAATGACGAAACTTGGTCTTTTGGCTATAATATAAGTAAGAAAATTTTTAGTTTGGAGGACTAAATTATGATTTTTAACTATTTAACTATCGGTCAACGAGTGAGAGATGCGAGACGGAAGAAGCGTTTCTCACAGGCGGAACTTGCCCATCGGGTAGGCGTAACAACGTGCTACATAAGCTACATTGAAAGTGGCTATAAGTGTATGAGCTTGGAAACTCTGATTCGCGTTGCAAATGCATTAGAAGTAACAGCCGACGTTTTTTTGGCGGATTGTTTGGATAAGCATTTGGTTGCAAGCGAGGCAGAGTTTTCTTTGATTTTAGAGGACTGTTCCTTGTATGAAAGCCGTGTTATTCTCGATAATGCGCGAGAGTTAAAACGAATTTTGCGAGAAAATCTATTTACAAAATCAAACCGTGAATAAATTATAAACGCATTTTTTCATAACGGCAATCGACCGAAAGTTAAAATTTAGACCAACGGTAGAATTGGTTGCGTATATAATTTTTGGTTTCGATTATATGAAATTCCTTTTTTTGGTAAAAAGGGATTATTTTGTGCTACAATTTTTTTCCGCTTGAAGAGGGAGGTTGCGTATATGATTTTGGTTTTCGTTTATATGAAAATTACGGACGTGAAAAAACCCTCTTTTTTTATGCTATAATGTTTTGACCTTTGGAGGGATTAATATGAAATACTACGTAGTTGCGGATATCCATAGCTTTTATTCCGAACTGGAAACCGCTTTAAAAGAGAAGGGATTTTTTGAGGATACCGAGCCTCACAAGTTGATTATTTGCGGAGATCTGTTTGACCGTGGGGATGAGTCACTTAAGGTGCAGCAGTTTGTTATTGACCTTATGGAAAAGGATGAAGTCATTTTAATCAAAGGCAACCACGAGGATATGCTTTTGGAAATGGTGCGGAACGCAAATAGATGGTTTAATTTACCAGATATCGAGTATTCCCATCATTGGCATAACAGGGCTGTAAAGACGGTCTTGGATTTGACGGGACTTAACTATTTTGACCTTGATAACCCTACAAAAGTGGCAAAGGCAATAAAGGATACTCCTCTCTTTAAAAAGATTATTCCCGCAATGAAGGATTATTATGAGACCGAGCATTATATTTTTGTCCACGGATGGATTCCGTGCTATGAAATCGATACGCACGTGTTTCCTAAAGTTCTCGGCTATATGGACGACTGGCGAGAGGCGGCGGTTATGGAGTGGGACTATGCTCGTGGTTATAACGGTATGCTTGCGTGGTCGCAGGGGATTAAAGAGCCAAATAAAACCATTGTATGTGGGCATTGGCATTGTTCGTGGGGGCATTGCAATATTGACGGAAAAGGTACGGAATTTGGTAAAGATGCTGATTTTACACCGTTTTACGGGGAAGGTATAATTGCGATTGACACCTGCACAACGCTTTCACGAAAAGTAAACTGTATTGTTCTGGAGGATTGAAATGAGTGCGGATTTTGAACCGTTTGAAGAAGTGGACGGAGATGAAGAATATAAAAACCGTTGCCTATTTTCGGACATTTACTACGATAAATTTAATCAAGATGATGATGAATACGTTTTAACAAGAAGGGTGGCCGCATTTTTCGCCTCAAAGGAGAGAACTCGCTATCTGGGAATAATAAGCTATTTGTATTTCGCCAGCGTTTATGTCCCGTATTGCGATGACGGTAAAATCGCCACAGCGGATTTTAATGGAAAGGTGGGCGTTTGTTTTTATACTGTCCCCGACATAATTCCCGTTGATGTTGCAATGGAGTATCGGTGGGAACGCAAAGAGTTTAGAAAGTTTTTCCACTCGACGGATGCAACGTTATTTTTAATAAATTATGCGAGTGATTGCGTTGCGTTACCGTGCGATATTGTTAAGAAAATGTTTGCTATGATGGCATCCTTCACGGGGCGATATGACGTTGAAGGGTATTATGCGGAGTTATCCACAATAAAGCAAATGGTTATGCCAAGCGAGTATTTTAAGAAGAGACAGGAATACCGCATACTCCGTGAAAAGCAAATAGGCATTCCAAACTATACGTATGTTCGGCAAGGGTGGCGGTGGCTTTCTATTACAAAGGATGATGGAAGCAAAGACAAGGTTTCTATAACAGCGGTGGATAAAATTATACAATTGGAGGATGAAAAAAGTGACTAACAAATATAGTACGGAAGAAGTGGAAGTAGCAAGAAGCCTTTTTGCAGACCTTGATGAAGATAACGGGTATCACAGAAGGGATTTTATTGAGTTGGAAAAAAGGATTGACGCATTTATTGCGAGTCAAAGCAAAGCAGATTTAATAAGAATAATAAGTTGTTTAAAATATTCATCTGCATACATGGCTTATAAAGTGAGCATAAAGGACAAGGGGAAGTGGGATGTAAACATCACGACTTATAAAGGAAAAAAGGCGATGGCTTTACATACCTCATATCGAAGAATTCCTTCGTATATTGCGATGAGATTTAATTGGTATTTTTCGCCACATGAATATTTGTATAATGATTATTATGGGACGGCGGAATGCATTATTCTTAACCCTGCATCAGATTATGTGGTTTTACAACGTTCGTTGATTGAGCAGGTTTTCGGTGTATTGAATGAAATGGAAAAAGAGTATGATGAAAAAGATGAATGCGAAGATAAAACGGAACAACTGCTTGAAATTATGGCAAGCATTGATTTAGAAATGACAAAGCCGATAGTCTTTAATTATAAGCTGAAAAATGAAGAAACACACAATCTTTTCTTTGTTTGCGGATTGCCCGCAAAAGATGAAAAATCACTTCTATTTAAGGAACAAGGCAAAGGGTATGTTGAAATTCCGTTTATAGATGCTGTTCATATTCCAGAATTAACGGATTATTTTAATAATAATGATGGGCATTTTTTCTACGATAACATATAAAGGAGTTTCGATGATGAAAAAATATACGAAAGAAGAAATCAAAATAGCACAGGAAATTCTTGATGAAATCTTCGAGAATATTGAAGGTGGCCCCTTATTGGCGATTTTAGGGCAGAGAATTGCCAAGTACAAAGCAACGAAAGGGAATAAAGAATACTTGATGCTGATTAGTTGGCTGCGTTACGCTAAAGTTTTTTTGCCCTATCGTGATGTTTACATAAACGACAAAGGGGATTTTAGAAGAGAGCTGATGACAAATCATCACGGAGGTAAAATATCAGTATATGTTTTCTCTGGTACGGACGATATTCCCATAGATTATGCAATTGATAACAGTTGGTTTAGAAACTGTTCGGTTTCGCAGTTGATTACGGAAATTGAAGGCGCTGACTCCATTGTTTTGAATCCAACGTCTGATTATATAGAGTTTCCTATCGAGCTGTTGAGTCGAGTTTTCCCGTTGATGCAGCAGTTGGAAGAAAATATCGAGGTGGAAAAAAATAGGGAAGAGTTAAATTCTTTGATTAGTGGTGCAAATTTTGCAATCGGCGAGGCCCCCAAGTTTCGTATAAGATTAAAAGATGGAAGGGAATTCAAAGGAAGAATGTTGTATCTTTGTTTCAAAGAAGATGTCGAAATGATGGTAATCGAGGATGAGGAAAAGGGACGGATCGAAGTTCCCTTGTCTTTATATCGTACAAGAGAGGAAATAAAGGAATAAAATGAAAGTATTTTTTACGAGCGATTTGCATTTTGGACACGCAAACGTAATCCGTTTTGACGGACGTCCGTTTGAAACGGTGGAAGAGATGAATGAGGAACTTATTCGGCGGTGGAATGCAAAGGTTGACAAAGGCGATTTAGTTTATGTCCTTGGGGATATGATTTGGCGTATGCAAGACTGTGCCTCGGTCATTAGACGATTGAACGGGCAGATTATTCTTATCAAAGGTAATCACGATCGCTTTATTAAAAATGCGGGCGTTAAAAATATGCTGGCAGCGGTTAAGGATTACGATGATATTTGCGTTACGCTTGACGACGGAAGAAAAAAGCGGTGTATTTTATCACACTATTTTATTCCGATGTATATTGGGCATAGGTATAATGCTGTCCATTTGCACGGACATTCGCATAATACGGAAGAAGCTCGTGAGGAAGAACGTATTACGCAAGACTTAATCGAAAAAGGGTATACCTTACGAATTTATAACGTTGGGTGTATGCATTGGGATTATGCGCCTGTAACCCTTGACGAGATTTTAAGGCGGTATGGAGAGTATGAAGACAAGCGACAACAGAATAATGAGGAAGGAATTGACGAAGAATACGAAGGATAAATATTACGCTTTTTTCCTTGATGATTATGCTACAGTTTCTTTTGTGTCTGGGGGCAAGGTGTATTTTGGGACGATGGACGATTTCGCGCGGTTGTTGAAGGATAAGCGAAATGAGAAATTTATCGAGCCTTATGAAGAGTTCAAAAAGGGAAATCGAACAGTTGAGTGTGCTGTGGCGTATGGGAAATATAGATTTGCATACCCAGTCCACTTGCTTGACACCGCGACGGAAACGGTAGGTGCGGAAAGGTACGAACATACTAACATTTATGGGTTTCCTTATTACATTTTGTACGATAAAAAGGTCGAGACCAGGTATTTGATTAAGTATAAAAATATGTACTACGTGGCTTATCGGTTGCAGCTTGAAAATATGCGTTGTGAAGATACTTTGTCTAAATTAGGAGAGTGGAAAATAAGGTCGTTTTGGGGCTTTCCAAGTATGATTCAAAATATATCCAATAATCCCAAGAAGAGTATCCACGAAAATGTATTATTGGAGCTGACAGAGGCGTATCCCACGGAGGAAGAAGCGCGGGCGGTCTTTTCAATACAAAGGTCGCTTAATTATGAAGAATTTTATAATGATATTTTTGGAGACGGTTGATTATGGCAAGAGCGAAGTATTATACAAGGGAAAAATATAAATGGAAGAGTAAGGAAGGCTATCAAAGGGAAACGCTTCCAGATGGGCGGTTGTATGCCAACGGCACATATGCAAGCAAGATGACAGAGGAAAAACTGCCGAAGAGTTTTGTGTCTGTTTATTATTATAGGCAATGGTCGTTTATGCAAGCGAAGGGTGTTGTTGACGTTCGTTATTGCCCTGCGTATTGGAGTGGAAATCACATGTATAAAGACGATTATCTGCTCATCTCGTATAAGGAAAAGATAACCTGCAGAATGCCCGAAGCACGACGTATTCCCATTGATGAGTATCAGGGCTACGACATAATATTATTTGGTCGTTCAATTATAGATTTTATTGACGGCGTTGAGAAATATTCGCATTTGGATGTTTCCGCAATACGAAAAGAAATGCGTAGAAAAAGAATATGGTACGTGAGGAAGAACCCGTCGCACCAGGAATTATCCAATGACGAGATTGATTTTGAAACAAAGGTTTATTTCCTTGCCCGCGAGTTTGAAAGTTCGGATTTTTCTTTGGAACTTCAAAAAGAAGAATTTCTTAAATATTGCCACAACAAAAAGCTAACGCCTATGAATGACGAGTTCGTTTGCGGTAAAAATGCATTTGAGGTTGACGTGGTTTTGAATAAAATTAAGGAATGCAAGGAAAGCAGTCCCGATGATTATTTCATTGTCATATTTCCGTTAACGGAAGAGGACAGAGATGATTATAACAGGCGTAATAGTATTGAAATTGGTCTGGGAAGGCTCGGTATTGTAACCGAAACAATTTACATATGGAGACGAGAAAAATGAAGGAAAGTTTTGAAATTATTGCAAAAAAGTATAAAAAAATAGAAGAACTCCCGCGAGTTACAAGGCAGGAGTTTTGCGACAATATGGATGAGATTCTTGGAAAGGTTGACAAGGAAAAGGTGGCGTATTTAATAACCGATGAAGAACACGGTAATCTTGCTGTCTGTCCCGCCGAGTGGTTTGATATTCGTTTAGATGACGATTTTCAATTGATATTGATAAGCGCGGTTCGTTATTGTTTCCGTCGGGAAACTTATATGCCTTCCACGACGGTTGATTTTGTCCATCGGCATATCGATTGCGTTGACGATAAAACGCTCGTGGTTATGATCCGTGATATAGAGACGGAATTTTCTCATCAGCCTTTGTTTGGCACAATGCCAGAAAAGCCTCTGTGGGAAGGTTTTCTTAAATATTTGAAACAAGTGCAAGAAGAACGAAAAACAAAAGGTTAAACGGGGCAGGTATGCAATTAACAAAAGATGAAAACAGAAAATTGGTGGAAAAATATCCTTTCCTTAAACCCAAGAGTAGGTGGACGGGGAAGGTCCGTGAGGATTATGACTACGAAAGAACGGAATTAGACAATATGCCCGACGGGTGGCGTATTGCGTTTGGCGAAGAAATGTGCGCCGAATTAAAGGTGATAATCGAAAAGCACGGCGCAATGGAGGAGTATGCCATTCTTGATATAAAGGAAAAGTATGGCGAGCTTTGTTGGTATGATTACGGCTTGGCATCGGTTCAGGAATATTTTGATTGGGAGCATAAGTATCGCTTGAAATCAAGACGTACTTGCATACGCTGCGGAAATAAAGCCACAAAGATTTCAACGGGATGGATTAGTCCTTATTGCGACGAATGCGCCACCCATTTGAAGAGTATTCAATTTGTCGATTTGGAAGAGTTCTACAGCGTGAAAGACCATAAAATCGCAGAGGAACAATAATGAGTACAAGTTATTATTTTTACGTAGAAGTTAAAAATAACGGGAAATGGGTGTGTATAAATCCCATAGTAAAAGCCCCCAACGGCGAATATCAAATGGAGCCTTTGCTTTGGGGACAGTCGTATTTAAGAGAAACTTATGAAGATATGATTGAAACTTCGGGTTGCCATTGCGGAGTGCCGGAAGACGCATCCCAAGAAATTGTAGGAAGATTTCGACCGTTAGACGAAACGACCAAGGATTTTATTGGGAAAGAAATGACGTGGCGTGAGTATTATAAGCATTTCGTTCACGTTGTTAATTACGATGAAGCCGTCCGTAGCAGAATAAAAAAAGACCGTCCTTTCAAGTACCAAGGCTACGTCTATAAGCATCTAATTGCGGCGTTTGAGGTAGGTGAGGAGGACATCCATTATTGGTTGAGCAGGGACGAGTATGAGGCGATGTCTGAACAAGAACAGAAAGAATATGCTTGGTATGAATGGAACGATTATGACGGTGAGTATGGAATTTTATACGATATTTACACGATGGTTGAGAACCTGCTTGGGTGGTATCGACAAAATGCTCTGTTCAAGTCAAAGCAATATAATTACGAAGATTTTATTGCAAGTAATGTCCGTTTGATAATTTATATGTCGTGAGAATCATGGAAGAGATAGAAAAGAAGGAATTGCCAGAAATAGTAGAAAGCCACTATTGCTTATTGGAGTCAGCTGAATCGACGGGTGTTAAAAATAAGTTTGAATGGATGTGGCGTAAATATTATGTGGGGATGTATGGAACTCTCACAGTTTATAAATGCAAGGATTACCCCGATAAGCACATCTGCCTTCTTCAAGATTGGCAAGGTGAGTATTTGCGAACGGGACGAGGGGACTTAACCCACATAGACAATAAAATTATTATCCATACAAAAAATAGCATTTACACTTTCGTGATTTGTGAAAGAAAAACTCGCCGACCGAAGCCGACGAGCGATGTTCAATCTGTTGGTTCACAGGATAAATCCACAACGTAATCAATAGGTATTCGTGTTCCGTCCGAAAGGATGAGAGTTCTTTCGTAGGTATCGATTTTTTTGACAACGCAATCAATAGTTTTATACGAGCCACCTTCTTTTCGTTCATCCTTAATAAAGTAAGTAATGGAAACGACGGGCGAAAGATGTAGGTTGGCGGTTAGCTCTTGGAACGCAAGGTCGAGTTCGGCTTTGCGGTCTTCATCCATATCAATCCAAGCCTCGGTTCGGCGTATGGATTCATCTATGGATGCCTCAAAGCCTGTCAATGCGGCGAAAGGCGAGAATTGTGCTGCTCGGTCGTGCATTGACATTTGCGACCTTGTTTTAGAGACATGATGAGGTGAGTGGAGGATGCTTGCGTATTTTTCGTTCATGCTTTATGTCCTCCTATTTGGTGATTGCGTTCCTTGGTGGTTGCGCCATCTTCAAAGTTCATACCTTTGAGCATTGAATTTTTCCCGTATTTCTTTTGAATGGCAATTACGGTTTCTTGGCGTTTTCTTTCCTTCGCAAGAGCTGCTTGTTCTTCTTTCCGTTGAGCGCGTTCTGCTGCGTAGTCGGTAAAAAGGTCAAGTTGCTCGTATCCGCCACAAAGTTCTTCTTCTGCAACATCCTCATTTTTTATATGAGTGAAAGTGATATTAATTCTGCGTATCAGAAGGTCTTTGTCGATAATTCGGTCGTATAACCGAACGACGGCATCCATAAGTTGTTTGGTAGAAGAAGTGGGGCGTTTGAGGTTTTCCGTTCCGTGGGCATGTTTGGGGGTTTCCCTGCCGTAGCGGTCGATAGTCACTTCGCCATAATAATTCCTGCGGATTTTTTCATTTTTGAGATTATCCACATCATAGCCTATGGTCAGCACGACTTGGTTGGTGACCAGTTTTTTATCCACTAAATCAAGGACAAGAAGGTCTGTCATTTCACGAACGATAAGCCGTGCTTTTTCCGCCGTATAGGGGCAATGCAAAACCTGTCCAGACGAAATGCTGTTTGCGGAAGGAACGTAAGATTTAATGTCGGGTATTCCGCAAGGCTCCCAGCCCCAAGCGTGGTCAATAATGAGTTCAGCATTAATCCCAAATATTTTATAGAGTAAATCTTCGTTATATGAACCGCCGAGCTTGCCTTCGGAGCATAAGCAAACATCGCCTAAAGTATAAAGACCGTAGGCTTCGAGTTTATTTGCTATACCATTTCCAATGCGCCAAAAGTCAGTAAGGGGACGATGATCCCACAGCTTTTGACGGAAAGACATCTCGTCAAGTTCTGCAATACGCACGCCATTTTCGTCGGGGGGAATGTGTTTAGCTGTTATATCCATTGCAACTTTCGCCAAGAAAAGGTTTGTACCTATTCCGGCGGTGGCTGTTATTCCCGTTGTGTTTAGAACATCAAGAATAATTTTCATAGCAAGTTGCTGTGCGGTAAGTTTATAGGTGGAAAGGTAATCCGTTACATCCATAAAGACTTCGTCGATAGAATAGACGACGATGTCTTCTTCTGATACGTATTTTCGGTAAACCTCATTGACTTTTGTGCTTACTTGCATATATTTCGCCATTTGCGGCGGAGCAACTATGTAATCAAGTTGAAGGGAGGGGTTTGCCTTAATGTCGGGGTCGTGGAAGGATTTTCCTGTGAACGTGCGATTTGGCGCTTTGCGTTTACGGTCGTAGTTCACTTCACGGACTTTTTGTATGACTTCAAAAAGTCTTGACCTTCCGCCTATGCCATAAGATTTGAGCGAGGGGGAAACTGCCAAGCAAATCGTTTTTTCGGTATGGGATGCATCAGCAACGACCAAATTTGTCGTCAGCGGGTCAAGACCACGTTCGACGCATTCCACGGAGGCGTAAAAGGATTTAAGGTCAATAGCGATATAAATTCGTTGTTTTTCCATTGCAAGCCTCCTGTTTTAGTTTCATTATTATATCATAACAAAATTTATTCGTCAATCAATTACAAACAAATGTTCGCAAATAGAATTGCAAAAATCAAAAAAAGGGGTAATCGACAAAAGTAGTGTTTATTCGACAAAAGTAGACAGGGAAATGGTTGCACAAAACCAAGACAGCAACGGTGGTTTTATGGTAAAATATTCTTGTAAACAAAAGAACCGACGATTAACGGTCGTCAGTTCTGCCAAGAATATAATCGAGTGAAACATCAAAATAATCAGAAAGGATTTCGAGAAGTTCAAGCGAAGGGAAGTAGCCTTTATGTATCCATCGGGAGATGTAACTTTTATCAAAAAAGCAATCTTGACTGACACGATAAAAGGTGACCGCTTTTTCATCGCATAACGCAATGAAACGGTCTTTGAAGGTAGTGGGTTCTTTTGCTTTGAAGAATGTTTCATCATCCGACGAGCCAAGAAGGTAGGCAAGTGAGATGTTGAAGAAGTCCGCAATTCTGATTAAGATGCGCGGAGTTGGAATAATTCCGTAGTTCAAAGCGTTTGACAAGGAGCTGTAATCAATGCCTATGAGTTTAGGCAGGTCAGACCGTTTATGGTCAGATTCAGCAACAAGGTCTGTAATCCGTGTTTGAAACTCGTTAGAAACAGCCATAAATTCCTCCTATAAGTTAGGTGCAGTTAAGCAAAACGCTACCTAATAATTATAGGATTTATTTAGGCGAAAACCGTTGCAGTAAACCTAAACACCAACGACTAAAAACCCCAGGAGGATTATTTAATATGAAACGATTAACTAAAGAATGGCACAATCAATATTTACAGGTATTGGTTTGCGAATCTGTCCAGCAGCATTATGGGATGGAGGACATCAATGAAGAAACCTACGCAAAGCTCTATAAGAAAGCGAAGAAACGTTTTATAGAGCAAGAAAGTCAAAATCCCATTTATTATGATGCAAAAGCAGATTTGCGTAGATTGGACAGGGCGATATCGAGTAAAACGACAAGCCCTGATGAAAAGGAGCGTAAAAAGAAAGAACGCCTTACATTTATATATAACCACAAAGACGAACTTGAAAACGGTCCCAAGTGTGTATTTAACGAAGAAGAAGTAGGTAGAAGGTTTAACAGAAAACTGAAATCTATCGAATCGATTATTCGCACAATGCCTGAACCGTTCCTTGCAAAACGCTCCGATCCTAAGTATCTCGCTTTGGGTTACGGCACAAGAAAAGATATAACAGCAATGAAAAAATTCGCCGAAGTAACGATGGAAGTTTTATTGCAGGAGAGCGACGTTAACCGTTGCAAAAATGAAAGGGCAGCGGAACATCTTCCTGAAGAAGTAGAATTTGATTTGTTTACGGAAGCTATTCTTCTTTCTATGACGAAAGACGGGGACGACATTGTTTTGAAGTTCTTTGACAGAACAATGCGATTACATAAAGCAAAAATCATTGAGCAGGAAAAGGAAGAGATTCTTCCGTATGATGATGACAACCCTTGTACGACGTGGACTCGTGTTTTGGCTATTGAGCTTGAATGTGATGAATTAACCACGAAATTCCAGTTAAGTTTCTTGATGGAAAATAGAAACGAATACGAGGAAGAAGAAACGTGGTATTTGACCTTCGAGTGCAATAATATCACAGCCACGATGTCCAAAGAAGAGCTTGAAGAGCTTAGAAAGGCGGCGGAACTTGAAACGAAACTGAAAGAAATTACTGACGGAATGATGTTTGAATTGAACCACGGGGACGATGCGGAAACGATGGAATTTGTAATGGGTAAAAAAGTCGTGAGCGTTCCCATCAATGAGATTTCTTATAATTTTCTGTTCGAGCATTTTGAAAAATTGCTTATTGAACTTCAGGAATATTACAAGTAAAAATGATAGAAAAAATAAAGGGATTGATTGAAAGTACGCAGGGCATAGTTGAGCTTGCGTGGGTTCAATACAAACCACAAATAGAAGGAATCGTAAGCGCCTTAAAGGAAAGAAAAAACGCCCCAGAAAGGGACATTGAACGCTTGCTTGATGGTATTCTCGATTTCTGTTTTGATGAGCGTTTTCGGGCAAAATTCGACGAGATTTGTTTGCTTTCGGAAACGCTCTATCCGCAGCTCTCTCAATCATATAAAAGCTATGTGGTGGACTTGTGGGACAAAGAGCTTGAGGAATAAATAATGGAGGCAATGAGATGAAAGTAAAGGATTTTTCCAAGATGGAAACGGTAGGGCTTGTTCGTGCAATTGATGACCTTGGTCGAGTTTCAATTCCAGTTGAAGCAAGAAAAGTTATGGGTTTGAAAGAGCGTGATTTGCTTGAACAGAAACTTTATAGGGACGAAAAAGGGGACATCGTCATTGTGATGAAAAAGTATTCTTCGTGA